TCAATGGCGCCACGGGTGCGACCGGCATCAACGGAATCAATGGCGCCACGGGTGCGACCGGTATCGACGGAATCAATGGCGCCACGGGTGCGACCGGTATCGACGGAATCAATGGCGCCACGGGTGCGACAGGTGTCAACGGAACCAACGGAACCAACGGAACCAACGGAACCAACGGAACCAATGGCGCTACGGGTGCGACAGGCATCAACGGAACCAACGGAACCAACGGAATCAATGGCGCCACGGGTGCAACCGGCGTCACCGGTGCAACAGGTATACCAGGTACACCCGGTACACCCGGTGGCGCCACGGGTGCGACCGGTATCGACGGAATCAATGGCGCCACGGGTGCGACCGGCATCAACGGAATCAATGGCGCCACGGGTGCGACCGGTATCGACGGAATCAATGGCGCCACGGGTGCGACCGGTATCGACGGAATCAATGGCGCCACGGGTGCTACGGGACCCGGGGGCGCGGCACCAGCGGGTGCAACCGGTAACCTGATTTATTTATCAAGTTCAGGTGTTGCTGCCGCTGCGACCAATTCATTTTGGGATAACACTTCAGCAAAACTAGGAATAGGAATAAGCCCGACTGCTTATACACTTCAGGTCAACGGTAGCATAGGTGCAGTGAACGATATAACCGCGTTCACGTCCGACGAACGACTCAAAACAAAGACTGGTCGGATAGAAAATGCCCTTGATAAAGTATGTGAACTCAATGTTTTTAAATATATTCATAATGATGTTGCGCGATCATATGGGTTCACGGAAGACCGACAGTTTATTGGTTTATCAGCACAGGAAATTAAAAAAGTTTTACCAGAAGTTGTTCGACCGGCTCCATTCGATCCAAATAATGAATCGGGTCATAATTATCTAACAATTCAATATGAGAGAATAGTCACTATTCTTATCGAAGCTATTAAAGAGGAACGTCAGCAGCGAGAATTATTGGAACAACGTATTCTCATTTTGGAAAATATATCGCTTAATTAGTATATGGCCGATGATTCCCAACGAATCAAGTATGTCTTTGTCGATTCGGCCAGTCGAGACACGACCGTGTACCCGAACGGCAACGCGTACACGCTCCACCTGACAAACCCGGTCCACAGTGTCATACAGGTTGATCTCGTCGCCGCCAAGGTTCCAAACACAATGTACAATCTGACGAGCGGTTCTAATGTCCTTAGTTTCAATTCAAAAACCTTGTCCATTTCTCCAGGCTACTATTCGGCGTGCGGGCTCGCCCAGGCGCTCGTAGATTCGTCAGGGTCGGCGCTCTGTATAGAGTTTGTACCGGACGAAGGTCACTACATATTTTCGTCCAACTTGACAAGTTTTACACTCCAGGGTCGGACGACCGAAATTCGAAACATGCTTGGTATTTCGTCCGGCGTCCTTTCGAGTTTTCGCGGTTCGAGTTCACCCGTCTACGCAAACAATGTCGCGTATGGCACACTTTCAATGTATAAATCGACCAAGATCATTGACCTCTCGACGAACGAATATGTCTTCCTGGACATTGAAGAACTCCGAACGACGAGTGTCCTGGATGCCAAAAAACTTATCGGCGGAACGACCGAGGGATCGACGATCCGGTCGACCTTCGGTATGATTCCACTGGATGTTCAATCGGGTGGCATAAAGAACTATAAAGAGACGACCGACTACAAGCAGTACATTCTGTACAATACGCCGATTCCAAAGCTCGACCGCCTGACGGTCCGGTGGATCGACCGGAACGGCCAGGCTCTAAATTTTCAGGGGTTTGATCACAATGCATTCACGCTCCGGGTCCATTGCGAATATCATAACCCGCCGCCGCCTACACCGCCCCTCCAGGATATACAAATTCAACGTATAGTCGATGCTATGCAGCATGCGCCGCCACCGCCCAAACCTCCCACAGAAAAGAGAGTGTTTGGCCGCTGGGTAATTGTCATAACCATATTTTTGATTCTTACAGCCTATATTTCTTACGTTCGCCTGTTGCGACCGCTCGTCGAGCGCCTTTCGGCCCTGCCTGCACCGCCTGCGCCTCCGCCCCAATTTAAACTTTACTGATCGCGAGAAGCGGCACCGTTGGACAGACCGGTGCGACGGAGCACATTCATCAGAATGATAGCCAGCAGCGAGGTGAAGATGGCGCTGAGCAGGTAGTACGGGCCGCCGTTACGGGACACGTTCACGAGCTGGGAAATCATGTAGCGGATCACGTCCATCCACGCGATGGCCGCCGCGAAGAAAAAACCAAAGGTTGCGTACGAGGCGGTCTGGGTCGTGATATCACCAACAATTGCCATAGACATTTTACTATCATCGAACAAAAAAAGTCAGACCGCCTCGTCCATAAAATCCTCCTCCTCCTGGAGGATGACGGCGTACTTTACCCGCGACGGAAGTTCGTCGTCTGGTTCCTGATCGTCGTCGTCGCCGAAGACGTGTACGTCACCCCACGTGTCGTACCCATTCATACTTTGTCGACCGCATTTTTTAGCGCTCGTTCTGCTGGGCTCTCGGGCGTCCATTCGTCCCACGTACGCGCACACTCATTCATCGACTTGTAAATGGTTTCGTCGCCCGTGTACTGGGTAAACGGCTCATCCTCTTCCTCTTCCTCTTCTTCGTCCTCTTCCTCTTCTTCGTCCTCTTCCTCTTCTTCGTCCGGAAAGAATGTCCCAATCTGGTTCCCTGTGATGTTCCGGGCCGCAAACATGAGTCCGAGTTTCACGTCCTGCTTGGTCAGCGTCGACCGGCCGCACGCCGTTGCGTACTGGGCCGCTGCGATAATAGCCCCCTCGAGAACCGGAATGAGGATCTCTTCAGCTTGTTGTTCCATGTGTTGTCGGAACAGGGATCGGTGCCTCTAACCTCAGAACCGTGAGTGAATAATCGTACAAACCGACGCCGCGACACAGAGGACACGTGACCGTACAGGTCGCCGTGGGACCACGGATCGGGTCCATGTATGCGACCCTGTGCGGCCGCAAAAGTCGGGTCATACACGTTTTACACAGTTCGTGCTGACAGGCTAGTTTTTTCCTCGAACCGTTAATTCTAAACATTTTATTATAACAGATGGGACACTCTGCGACGCTATCTTCTGTGGCCGAGGATGCGGCCGCGCGTGCCAGACACTCTTGACACGTCGAACGGGTATCGTCAATCAGTGTGTCGGTACAAATTGTACAGAGTCGTGAAGTGTTCAGAATGTAAAACATTTCACGACGTGTTTCGTCATCCGGACAATGAAATTTTTTATAAATCCTCGGCCATCGTGAATGTTCAGAATAATATTTAACCGTATAAGGGCTCGAACCGATAACCTTGAATCGCACGTGATACTGGTTTTCGTAGTTCATATTTTAGTAAAGGTTTTTTCTTTTATTCGTCGTCGTCGTCGACGTACTCGTCTTCTTCGCAGTCCTCCTCCTCGTCGTCACAGTCCTCGTCGTCGTCATCGTCGTCCTCGTCCGACGGAACGTAATCGTCGTCGTCCGAGTCGGCCGATTCGCGAACGAGATCGCCTGGTGCGACGAGTACAAACCCGAGCGTGGTCTCGTCGTCCGTATTCATATACTCGGTCACGGACTCGTCGTCAATTTGGTACGTCTCGTCCTCGTACCTGTAGATGACCCGTCCGTGATCACGGTCTTCGGTCGGGCTGAGATACTGGATGGTGTATGTTCCGTCGGCGTGCTCCTCCGTGATCCGAGCGATGAGCGACACGGGCTTGTCGCCGCCGACGTCGGTCCAGACGCGCAGAATGCTCATTTCTGTTCCGGGCACACAATTTTTTATATGCATAGTCGACTCAGTGAACTCGTGTTTCTTTCACAGGCTGGACATCCGCGCATGAACAGGGGCGGGAGCGTGTGCGTGTGCTGAATGGCTGCGACGACCGGAACCATGGTCGTCACGACAGGCACGCGCGTGACTGGTTTTTGGCCGAGGTGTCTTTTACAATACCCGTCGTGGTTCCCCTGCTTGGTACATCGTACATTCTTAGCAGTCACGCCGAGACAACACATCTTCCCTGGAGGAGATGGTTCAATCGCAGCAAGGTCTCGAAGAAGTTGTCGCATAGAAATATCGTACGTTTGTGAAATCTTTTCGAGTATAGAATTCATACGGGTCGTGAGTTGTCGATTGACCTCCTCGGCAACACGTTCGGCAACACGGCGTTCAACCTCTGCATCGATAAGTCGAGTTATTTCGTTCATTACGGTCTGAACGTCATAGTTCCTTAAGGATGTAGACCGACGTGTGAATATGTGGCACGCGACCGACTTTTCCGCTGTGACCCATGCGGCCGGCCGTAACGGAACGACCAAGTTTTCTGTCGACGGGAAACCGTTCCGGTTCCAGGTCCCGCGCGGCAAAGTACTGTTCGGTGGTCTTTCTGGATACAAATCAATTACGATCGAGACGTCGGCCGAATTTGCAGACTGGTGGCGAAGCAACCTCGAGGTCGAGCTCGCAAAGGGACTGACGCCATTCAAATCAAACATGTCCGGTACGAGTCTCCGTCTGAAGGTGGATCCGTCGACCCAGATTTTCGACGCCAATCGCCAGATTAAGTTTCCAGAGCTTGTCGAGGGTACATTCGCCGGCCAGACTGTGACGTGTATAGCCGAAATCGTCGGGACGTACTTTTTCCAAGAGACGTTCGGGCTCACGTGTCGCATCTACCAGTTGATAGAGCGACTGGCCGACGTACAGGAAGAAGAAGAGGAGGAGACTGTCGCTCCGATCAAGGGGTTTGCTTTCCTGTCATGAACTCGTATATCGTTTGGGTGCTTCGAAAGATTGCCGCACTGACTATAAAATACGCAGGTTCGGGGGCCGTCGTGGGTGGTACGATTGATGAAATTTATAGAACACTCGATCCGACTTTCCGAAACGAATATCAACAAATGTACAAAACTGTCACAAAAGGTAGATGTTGTGAAGCGTGCAGTCGACGGACCGAGTTACAAAGGTGCCATGCGGGAAAATCGCGTCCCGAAATTGCAATGGAGGCCATTCGAGCCACGGAATGCTGTGGCCCGAATGGTCTTCGGTACGTTCATGAAATTTTGATTAAATTTGCGAGTCTGCACGAGAACGAACCCGTCAAGCTCATGTGTCAACAGTGTCATCACGCGTTTGATCATAAACCAAAACTTGTTGTAGCAAAGGCGAAGGATAAGCGCGGTGTACCATTCGGTGATGGTCCGCGGCCGTGTATGAACCCGGGGTGTACTTCGCGATCTACGACCCCGGGCTCGTTTGCGTCACATAAGAATCGCTGTAAATTCAAGCCTACATCATCCGGCGGCGGCTCAGTATGCCCTGGAGCAGATTGTACGACGAGCTGATGCGACGCTTGGGGGCCTCGCCGCGGCTGTACTTGGCCTTGGGCTTCATGCCGTACGGAACCTTGTTGTGCGCCATGACGACAAATTTGCTGCCGCCGCGGGTATAGTGGGTCGCCTTGGGGCGGTATGTACGACCGCCGCCGGCCGTACGCGTGAAAAGTTTGCCGGCCGCGGACTTGAAAACACGCTTGGTACCGGCTACGAAGCGGGTGGAGGTGTGCATTTACTTTAAGTATACATTTTTTCTAGGCGCCGTAAATTTGTTTTGTCAGAGCATAAAGCGCCTTGCCGTCTTTGCCGACATTCATCAGAACCATCTTTCCTGTGAGACCGAGCTGCTGACGCGCCTGCTCGGTGGCGGCCGCCCACGGATTCTTGCCACCGGCCTTGGCCTTCTTTTTGCTCACAATCTCGCCCGAAACCTTGGACACTTTAAGTTTCTTTTTGGTGAGCCCGCCGGCGGTGTGCGACGCAGTGCCGTGCATAACCTCTGCGCGGGTACCAACAGCCTTCATTTAAAGATATCGAACATTTTTTTGATACGATGGAAAAGAATGTCAGGTGAGTGCGCCGTCTGCTATAACGATTGCGCTCGTCCGTGCCGCCTGACGTGCGGTCATGACTTTTGTCACGACTGTGTCCGGGCGTGGTACACAAAGGGGACCGGGACGGGGTGTCCGATGTGTCGCCGACCCATGTATTTTCGCGGTCTGCGCGCCATGCGTGACCGATGGGACAAAACAGCCTGGCGCGAAAAAGCCGACGCGTACTTTTCAGAGGCGTTCGACTGGGTCATCGAATCGAACGACGGACTTATGAGATGTTTCGTGATGGACGAACTCAAGGACCTCGAGAGTACGTACCAGGTTCTCATTCAGGACGAAGCGACGCTCGAAGAAATTGAATATATCATGTATGAACCAGAGGATTACTATTTTTCGATTCGGCGTTTTGGCCGAGACGAAAAATGGCCTGAGGCTGACCCGGTCGACTACCCGAAACCTGTCGGGCGACCGATCCACGACGACGTTCGGTGGTGGGAAATAATATAGGTCTAATAATAAATGTCTTTTGGGCGGGCCGTCGCCAAAAGCAGCGGACGAGAGAATTCCGGTTCGAGATGGGCTAATTCATTACGCGGGCCCAACCAGCCTCGTATAGCAGGTCATCCTGCCGTGCCGCGCCGAGTCGTCGCTCCGTCACTTCCCGCTATGACGACCGAGATTAATCAATTAACAGCTCGCCTACTCGACGCTCAGGATAAAGAAAGACTTGCGCGTCAAAAAGTCGCTAACGCGGAAACCAATTCACGTGCGCGCGCAACTGCACTCGCTGCGGAAAAAAGATTACATGAAGCGACAGCGACACTTGCGGCCCAATTACGACGCAATAAAAGTAAGCTCAAGCTTAATCTTATATCTGCTCGAGCGAGAGGCACAGTTAGTAACGCAGAGGCCGCTAGAGCACAAGCGGCACTGGTGAGTGCCCAAGGACAACACCGAACAAACTTGAATGTTATTCAAGCCGGGCATATAAGAGCGTTGGAGGCAAAAAACCAACAGATTGAACAAGCTCTGCGTAATCTTGTGGCTGCCCGGGCGAGAGGTAACACCGGGGTCGCTGCACAGGCTGCACTGAACGCGGCACAGAGAGCGCGTACAGAAGAGGCCGCTCGGGCGGCCGCAAACATAGCAGCTGCTCGGCGTAGAGGCGATGTTAGTGCGGCAGAGGCTGCAGCCGCCCGGGCCAACCTGAATGCGGCACGTCGCGCCCACGAACGTAACCTCGCGAACGCACGGGCGGGTGGTAACGCCGCACTCGCGATCGCACAAGCTGGACATCGAAGAAGAATGGCAATGAAAAACCGCGAGACAGCGACTAGTCTCGGGGTCGCACGGGCCCAGCATGTGACAAATTTGGCGAACAAAAACCGTGCGCTTGCGAACGCCACGCGTAATCTCGCGGCGGCACAGGCGAGAGGTAGTGCCGGTAACGCCGCGCGAGCTGCATTGAACCAGGCCCAGAGAAACCACGCTACAGCAATTGCGGCCGCGGAGGCTAATTTAGCTGGGGCACGGGCCGGTACGGCCGAGGCGACTGCGCTTGCCGAATCTCTACGCACAGCTCACACCGCCGCACTCGCTGCCCACCAGCAAGAGTTGGCAACGGCTCGAGCAAATGCGGCACGGGTGCGCACTGAAGCAAATGCAGCACTGGCAGCTCGTGCCTCACTGGAAAGAAATCTGGCGAGAGCGGGTGCTAATAAAAATGCACAGGCGAGTGCAATCCTGAACTATCAGGGACAACTCGCGAATCTAAAAAAGAATAGAATCGAGAAGATAGACCTGTTGCGCAGAAGGATAGCCAAGTTACAGCAAAATGCCGCGGCCGCATCATCTAATGCTTCTGAGCGCTCAGCGGCGGCCGCGGCCGCCGCTGCCGCCGAGGCAGATCTCCGACTCGCAACACTTATTACCGGTCGCGATACGTCACTGGCTCAACTAAGAAATGCGGCCAGTGCGCAACAAGCGGCGCACGAACAAGCCATCAGTGAGCAGCGAGCCGCTCTAGATGCGGAACGCACCGCATTGATGAACAGTCATCGCGCAGCCCTGGCTGCCCGAAACACGGAATTAGCGGCTTCACGCGAAGCCGCAGCGGCTGCGCAGCGGAATCGTAACGCGCTTCACGCAGCGGCCGTTCAAAAAAACACAAATCTCAGAGGACTCGAGGCTCTGATATCTCGCGACCGACTCGCCCACGAGCGAGCGCTAGCGGACGCTCGAACGAATACTGCACGGGAGTCGGCTAGATCTAACCTGATCCACACGCGAGCAGTTGCCGAAATTGCTAGAATAAAACGAGAGTTAGAAATTTCGCAAGCAGGTTCTGCGGCCGCGGTGGCCGCACAGGCTGAACTAAGAGCCGCTCTTGCCGCCGAGAAAGCCGCCCATAACCGTTCCGTAAATGCACACCGTCGAGAAATTGTGGAGAATAGAGCGCGCATCAAACTGGCGGGTATTCAACTCGCAAAGACGATGACCAGTGTACGTAATGCAAAACTTGCGTCAAATCGGCACATCAAAAATATCAAAAACATCGGTGCTAAATTGGTTGCTACTATGCAAGAAGTCGCTGAGGCGAAGGGCGCCGCAGCAAAATACAAAGCACGACTCAAGCTACAACGTGTCAGGCAACAGGCGGCCGGCTTACAGGCCTTGGCGAATAAAGCGCGCCGCGAAGCTGAGAATGCAAAAGGAACTGTCGCGCAAAAGAATGCCGAAATAGCTGCGTTGCGCGCACAGGCCTTGGCGAATAAGGCGGCACGTGCGTCTGCCCAAAACCTACTCGCCAGTCTAAAAAAAATACAGGCTAATCGTATGACGACGACGAATGTGCGTAAAAACTTACCGAATAGTCTTCCGGAATTGAAGCTGAAACTAAATCAGGTGGATAGAAAAATAAAATACATTAACGAGGAAACGAATAAAATTATGACACAACTTCTTGCGGCTACACAAGCACGGAATGACAAAAAAATTAAAGAACTTAATTCAAAAAGATCTAATCTCGAAAGACAGCGGGCAAATCTGGATGATGAAAAAGACTTGATTGAGAGTAAAATTGCCAAAATAAAAGAAGAACAAAGAGGAGTTCTTCCGCGTAACGCACAAGGTACACTGCGCAAATGGGCCGGGTTCATTAGCCGACGTACCGAAAGTCCAGCGGCACAAATCACTCGTCTAGAATCTGAAATTGCCGAACTCAAAAGAAAAGATGTACTCACGCCCAACAATCGCCAGAGAATTAGAAACAGAGAGGTTTACATAACAAAACTTCTCTCTCGGGTGAACAAACCGCCGCCGCCGTCATCTTACATACCACCGCCGAGATACAACAAAGGACCTTCGCGATTTAATTTTACATCGTCTATGGGTATTTATAATGCTATAAATAAAAGAGCATCCGTGTCGAATTTCACAAGAGGGTTGTCTCAAATCCAATCGGTAACTGATCCAGTGAAACGTCGACAACTTCTGAAACAACTGAAAGCCGGTCCATCTAATAGAAGATTTCAAGACAGAATCAACCTTCTTTTACAAAATACCGAAAACAACATCGCAAGAAAACGTACCGGCAACAACAAAAACAAAAACGCCGGCCGTGCCAAAGGCGGTGGAGGTGGAGGGGGGCCGGCCGGACAACAAATCATATTCGGCGGTCAAGGCCAACCTGTCGCACCTGCTCCACCGCCTATCATGATGGGCGGGGGCGGGGGCGGGGGCGGGGGCGGAGGCGGAGGAGGCATGCCGCCTCAAGTTTCAGTGCGAGTGAATGCACCAAAAATTAACTTTGGTGGAGTTCGTGCAGGGGGTTCACCGAATGTCGGCCGTGGACCGAATGTCGGCCGTGGACCGAATGTCGGCCCACCCGTAGGACCGCGCGAAATATCACTCGTTCGTAACGCCGGTGGGTCAGAGACTGTGCGTAAAGCGGCCACGGCACTGAAGCGCGCCAACGGAAATGTAAACGCAGCTATGAACACAACCGGTCTCCCGCGTCAAACATTTACGAATGTCAAAAATTTGGGTGGTGTCAACGCCGCACCTCGGATTGCCGCTGCCGTCTCTAGAAAGAAGCGCACAGCCAAAAAGAAGGCTATCAAAACAAACCGCCTAAAGAAGGTGGTCCATAAAGTACCACGGAAGAATCTAGAGAAGTTTGTGCTCCTATGGGCTCTCCGGAAAAAGAAGTGAGCTGCCGGTACATCATGACACTCGACCGCATTCGCCAAAAATATCAAAATACTCCATCGTGGATCCGTATCACGACAATCACGATGACGTGCAAGTTTTTTTCTGAAAATATTGACATTGCACGTATTCGGGAGTATTTCCAGACCCACAAGGAGATTCGGATTCGTCGTCGCGGCGCGCTTACGAACGGTAATGCGTGGACGATGCGCGATTCCGAGTTTTATAACCAGGTGACGATCGGGTACGAGGATGCCTATACAGTCAAGGCGGTGAAGGTTTTTCCGAACGGGTCGTTTCAAGTTGCAGGCTGTGCCGACATTTGCGATTGTCGGCGCGTGGCGACCCAGCTCGCCCACATTTTATCAACCATTTTCGAACGGCCCATGCCCGCCAAAGACTTTAAAGTTGTCATGATCAACACAAATTTTGCAATGAACCAACCGGTGAACCTTATGGAATTGTTCGAGACACTCGATCAACAGAAGCGTCTTCCCGGTACGGTGTCAGCGTCGGCGCCGACAAAAGACCGGCCGAAGTTTACAGTCTCGTTCAACCCGGACAGGTATTCGGCCGTCAAGATTAAGTTTGAGCCGCGGCCCGGTATGAAAGAGGTTACGGCCAGTGTTTTTAGTACCGGGAAAGTTATCGTGACGGGCGCAGAAACACTTCAAGAAATTGTTTTTGCGTACGATGTTCTTAATTCTGAAATTTTGTTGGATCGGTCAGTTCCTGATACGACTCAGGGGGTTTTTATGGGTGCAACATTTGGGGATTGGGTTCCGGCGTTGGCGGAACGCGGTATGAGCGCGTGGGACTAGGCGTACATGGCACGAGCCTGGTTCCGTGTAATGTTAGCCCGGCCACCGGAACGGACGTGCCAGTACACAAATCCCTTCCATTTTGTGGGATCCTGGCCAAATGCCCACCAGGCCCGGGATGCTCGCTGACGAGGCGTCATACGTGCTCTCGCGATCGCTTCTTGTTTGTTGTTCCAGAGTTGATTTGAAAGACGGCCCGTCTTGCCTCGTCGCCGACCGCGCCCAGGGACGCGTCCCTCTATATGTTTCATAATGGCTAGGCGCGCACGAACGAGCCGACGCACGATATTGTCTAGCCGCTCGCGACGCCTGGCAGACGCGACTCGTACGGCTTCGCGTGCCAAGCCAGACGCCGGTGTTTGTCTTATGATCCGACGGGTCATATTAAACGGAAGAGCCTTGACGAGGTTTGCAAGTTCGTTTGCGTGAATGTTACGGGCGATGCTTTTCGCCGCCAAGTTCTGAAGAGACATACAATGAACATAGAAATTAAACACTCTCGGCATCGTCGCTTTGAGGAGACCCACCACCGGAATTAACGGATCGGCCGGCGAGCGCCAGAAGTTGGTCGGCGACGCGGCGCATGGCGGGAGAAGATGGTGTCGGCGGTGATACAATCCCGGGTATGTTGAGTGCGAGATAATTTTTAAGTCTTTTTTCAATAGGATTGCCTTGTTCGAGCGCGGTGTTGAATTCCGAAAAGCATTCGGCCAAGAATGGCTGACCTTCTGTGACGCGTTGTTCGCGGTCGATGGTTAGTTCTTTTGATATCTTTAAGGCCAGACGCTTGAATATAAGAGACGACCGGGTCGCATTGGTCATTTTTTCGTTAATTTTCATGAACAGTTGGATCGAGCCGATGACACCCGTACCGGCTGATAAAACCGCATTCATAATACTGACGTATTCCTGACTCAGGAACGAGTTGAGACATATAGCCGTGAGCGCATTCACGGATGACACAATCAGGATGGGAATATTGAATTTTGACGACAACCGATTATAGTAGTGAAACTCTTTTAGATTGTGTTCGTGTAATTCGAGAGACTGTTTTTCAATCTTTGCCAGGAACTCTTCCTCCTTGTCGTGCCACACATCAGTCTTCATACCGTTAGCGTATTTTTTTCTTCACACACAGTAATGTCTACGCGTCTCGGTATGGGTGACGGTCGGTGCTTTACGGTGTTTGATTCGACCCGTCTGTACAACGATATGGTGATGAAGAAGCAGAACATCAACTACGAGGACAATCTGTCTTTCCGCCGGTACCTCCAGGCGAAGGGCCCGGATGCATTCTTCGTCCCTCAGAATAGCGCATGCTCTGGTGGCCCTGGGGGCCAGGGTAATTCCTCCTCTTAAAAAAGTGAAGAGCTAAAAATACATGCACATCGTCATCGATGGCAATATAGGATCGGGCAAAACGACGCAGCTCGGGATCCTTGAAACGGCGGGGTGGTTGGTCAAGCGCGAACCGCTTGACCAATGGCCTCTTGAACTCTTCTACAAAGACATGTCCCGATGGGCACTTCTTCTACAACTTAAAATTCTGCAGACAATCCGACCGGACACAGAAGTTACGGTCTACGAACGGTGTCTTCTCAGTACCCGATACGTCTTTTGGGAATATCTCTGGTCGAAGAAACTCGTCCGGGCCGAAGAACATGACGTGTACGAAAACGCATACGAAAAGTACAAGTGGTACCCGGACGTGTACATTTACCTGGCGAAGAAGCCCGAGCTCGCGCACGCTCATATCCAGTCTCGAGGTCAGACGGGTGATAAGTCGGTCACGCTCAAGTACCTCCAGGATCTGGACGTACTGTACACCCGGATGCTCATGCACGTGCCGTGTCACGTCCACGTCGTAAACGCCGCACAGACCCCAGAACAGATTCACGCCGAGGTGTCGGCGATTTTATCCAAGTACACGGTAAGGGGTCCAGATGGAACGTGGATGCGCAAGCCTGACCGCCAGCGGTCGAAAGTGTCGAAACGGGCCCCGATGTCATGTACACCTTTCGCAGACATGTGTCGTCTGTCTTGAACCGGTCCAGGGCCGGGACGCCCAACGTCTGAATTGTCGTCACGTGTTCCACGGACCGTGTATCACAAACTGGTTCGCCATGTCGGACGAGTGCCCGGTGTGTCGCGCCGACCAGGGTGACCATCCGACGATACAATTTAAAAAAAAGGTTGAAGACACGGTCCGGGCAATTTACCAAGACGCCATTCGGTCACTCGAGCACGATCTCGAAGCCGCGCGGACGCGGACACCCAGAACGCTTTTTCCTCGCCGGCTATCATATGCCGGGACATCATCAATGCTCAGGGGTAACACGCCAGGGGGTGCAGTGTAAACGTCAGGTACGGGATACGGAAAACACGTGCGGTCGGCACAACCAGACAACTGGACTACAGTGTCCGGTATGTCTGGACGATATGGGTCGAGGACGCCATCGAACACTCGATTGCGGACACGCATTCCATCTCAGATGCCTCGATCGGTGGAAACGTATGTCGCGAACCTGTCCCATGTGTCGTGTCCCGTTCGACCAACCACAGTATCGAATACGTGTTTCGGTCCAGCGCATCCGGGACGATCATACGTCAGCACATACGTACGTGACATCAAATGTCGCCGGGCTCGTCAGTTCGTTCGGCATAGACCCCTTTGTCGATCCGAGGTTCCAGACCGATATACTGTTTGAGGTTGCCGACGATGAGATTCTCACGGACGTTCTCGAGGAACTCGGCATCACAATCCCATCAGGCGTGGTCTCAGGCGGTTCCGCATCCGGGACCGTGCCAGTGCTTTCCGCCCCGCCTGGCACTTGACGCAATAGGCCGAACAAAACTTTGAGTAGTTGAGTCCGGGATAATTGCGATTGGCAGTCAGTGGGTTCTTTATAGTGTTCCCGGATGCGTCCACCAGAACCGGCCCGGCACCAAACCCCTGTTTGTGTGCCCAGAGTTTCACAGGTATGACCATGACTTTTCCTGGACGAAGTATGCCCGTCCGGGCAACCTCATTCAGATGGTCCAGTGTACGCAATTCGTCACCGGTTGTTGAAATACGTCCTTCGGATGCCCGGTGTGCCCGATGTGCTTTGGCGTACGCAGCCTTTATGACCGTCGTCGTGACCCGGAAAAACTTTGCGAGCGCCGGAACCGTATCGGGAACGGGGCGCGGGCGACGCGTCCGGTACACGATCCGGCGCGTCTCGCGGTACCAATGGAAATCGCCACCGTTCGGCGATACGAAATTCATGACTTTGTAGTAGCCCGGGCGACACACGGTGGACGGTTTCGGAATTTGGTACGCCAGCCCTTTGTAGTCTTCGAGGACGCGCTTTGCGATACCGTCGCACGTCCGGAACGAAAGACCCATTGCGCTGTTCCGAGCCATGTCACCAGGAACATTCTTATTGGTCGACTTTGGATTGTTCAGGTCGAACGCATAGTCGTAACAGTTATCGTGGTAGACCCCCTCGGTCCCGTACGGTGCCCAGTTGAACACGACCGACGAACACATCCGACTCATTTTATTCTTTAGCTATATTAAAAATGCTCGGTATCATTTCGTCCCAGAGTGCCAGCGAGCTTCTGTATCAGCTGACCATCTTCCTTCTGTTTGTCATCATCATGACTTTTATTCTACGGTTCCTGTGGAACTCGACGCTCACCAAGCACATTTCGATCCTGCGTCGCGTCGACACGCTCCAGGAGACGTTCCTGCTCGCGGTCGGCATTGCGCTCTTCCGTCTTTAGACGCGAGGGCGCCGTCTCACAAATATACTTCTGACACGCCGGACAATCGGGTGAAACTTCACCTTTGGTTTCGTCCGAACCGTGCGTACACGTTTTTTTAACGCACGAGTTCTGATTGTATTTTGTAAATATGTACGTTGGACGAGCCCGGTTCTATTCACGGGAGGCTGTCCGAGTTGACCGCGACCGAACCGGCTCGCGGTTGATACATTTCTGTACATTGCGGTGCGTAGTTCTTGCCAATTCTGGCCAGGGGTTCCTCGACACCCAATGACAAAATAAATACCGGGCCCAGATTCGCGAACAAGTTGCGCAATGGTTGTCGAGCGACCATGGTCGGTCACCGGGCGACCGACTTCTTGTACGCCCATAAGGTCATCCATAGCCTGGTTTCCATAGTCGAACGTCTCGATCGTATGATTAGGCATTGTGTCACCCGGTCCATAAAGATGACGCCGCCAGCTCGACGGAAAAAATTGAGTACTCGTCAGTCTCGGGAGAGGAATTTCACCCAACATGAATCGACGCATAGTCTTTCGCTGGGTACGAAGTTTCTGAGTCAGACCCGCACTTGTCAGTATAGCATACGAAGATAACATCCATCCGGGGGCTGACAGATACACAACGTACGTACGACCTGGAAGTACCATGGGAGAACCGGCATTCATTGTAGTGTGACCGATAATCCAGCGATATGGCGTGTCGGGGAGTCGCACCTGTGCATGAAACCTGTCAAGTTTCGAAGGACCGATCCTGGTAGAAATGGACGGTTTCGAAATACGGCCAGACCGAACGCTGAGAACGCGTGACATACCATGGGCGCACATTTATTATTTTAAAAGTACCTTGAGTTCGGTCGCCCACGCTGATTTAGCCGCGGGGTCTACGAGAACCGACCCATTATCGCCATAGACCTCGTAGACGTACGGTAATTCGTACATGTTAAAAACCATGAGTCCGTCGTTCACTATGTCGAGTGTAACTGGTCGACGAATTTCATGATACCCGTGTGGTCTAAAATTAAAAAGAGTCGCCGTGGCCGTGTCGTACACGATGCCGTCGTGTGAACGGAGTGTGTACCATAGGGCCCATGTGCGCGTTTCGTCGAGCCGCCGGGGCAAAAGCCCGAGGGCGCGCCGGGTATCGAGATCGTCTACATATTCAAGAATCTTATATTCCATGTGATTACGTGTCGTCAATTATTTATCTCGGTTTACCGTAATATGAATCCACCCTGGATAACAAAGACGCAAAATAAGCTACGGAACACAATCAACACATACAATAAAAACTTGTCTCTCATAGGACTTCGTGTGATCAAACACCCTGACCCTAATAGGTTTAATATTGTGTACGGAAACGGCAACCGAAAATCAAATATACGAGTTTCGACAAATCCGTATCAGTTATCAGCCAATCTTTACGGTGGTGAGACCCATCCTAACAATAGAGGGAAAGGCATCGGATTAGCGCTCCGTACTTTTGCAACAGCCTTGTTACGAAATGCCGGCTTCGTAAAAGTTACACATCAAGGGGTTACTCTGCAGAATAGAAATAACGCAAGTATGAAAAAAACGGGAAATGTACCTGTTAGTACTCATATAGTCAGAAAGTATATCGGATTTCGCCGCGTTGGCAATGCAAGAAACCACCGATCAATTTGGCGTGCCAATGAGCAGCGGTTAGCAAAACTAAAAAACGCAGAACGACTCGCCAGACTTAAACTCAATGCATTGCGAAAGTAAACTGTTCAATTACGACGCGTAGTAGCATATTTTTTTATGTTGCTCACCAACTTTCGTGAATACATACCACCAGGTTTCACGTACGCTTCGGTGATCAGGCGCGCCAGTCTCTTCATACGCATCCTGTTTATGTTATCTTTGCGCGCGGAATAGTTTACACCCGTGAGAATGAGCATATTATGCATGGCGGTTGGTCTTCCCAAGAGACGTCGACGTAAGGCGACCAATTCGGCTTCATGTCGTCTTATTTCTTGATTCCTTCGCTCAAGGTTCCGCCCGAGTCTTGCGTTAATGATGTTATTTCGTCGGCTGGCGTTCGATCCCCCTGCGTGTACGCGGGTACGGGCATTTAAAAGTCGCACTACCTTTGCTCTTTCTTTGCTGAATTTCTCGATGTTGTTCATAACCTGCTGTTCTCGGCGCAGGTTCGCATTCAGTTGATTGAATGTAGCCTGTCCCGCACGTACATTCGCGATGATTTTCTGCTGTCTCTCAGGGGAAAGACTACCGACACGCACTGGAGACATACTTATATGCTAGAAAATCACCCCGAGCACATCATACACGCCTCAGGATTGTCTCGCCGGCACGCCGCAGCCGCCTCGGCCTCGGCCATGGGCACAGTCACCTGTTGGGGCTTTGCTTTGGCGCGCGTCCGGAGGTAATACATCCCGGTCTTGAGCCCCTTGCGCCACCCGTAGAAATGCATGCTCGACAGCTTTGCGACCGTCGGGTTCTCCATGAAAATATTCATCGACTGCGACTGGTCGATATACGCGCCGCGGTCGGCCGCCATATCCAGAATAGACTTTTGTGGAATCTCCCAAACGGTCCGGTAAATCTCTTTGAGTCGGTCCGGAATGTCCAACGACTGAACAGATCCGCCGTCACGAATAATCTGGTTCTTGACGCTCGGGCGCCACATGTCAATCTTTTGGAGATCGGTGACCAAGTGCTTGTTAATCATGACAAACTCACCGGCGAGTGTCCGGCGCAGGTAGATGTTTGTCGTGTACGGCTCAAACGCCTCGTTGTTCCCGAGGATCTGGGCGGTCGATGCGGTCGGCATCGGTGCGACCAGAAGTGAGTTGCGAAGGCCATGCGTCTTGATAGACTCCTTCACGAGAAACCAAGGGTATCGGTCACTGGCATCACAGCCCCACATGTCAAACTGGAGCTGACCCTGCGAAGCCGGCGACCCTTCGAACGTTTCGTACGGTCCCTCCTCCTTGGCGAGCAGACACGACTCCATGAGCGCCGCATAGTAAATCGACTCAAAGATGAACTTGTTGAGCTCTCGGGCCTTCGGCTCGTCGAACGACATGCCGAGCATCATGAACACGTCCGCCAGACCCTGTACCCCGATACCGATCGGCCGGTGACGCATGTTCGACTTCTTGGCCGGCTCCGTCGGGTAATAGTTCTTGTTGATGACCCGGTTCAGATTACGGGTCACGACGCGAGTAACCTCGCACAGTTTATCAAAGTCGAACTCGCCGTCCTTCACAAATGCGGGCAGACTCAGACTGGCGAGATTACACACAGCCGTCTCGTCCGGTTTCGAGACCTGAAACACCTCCGTGCATAAGTTACTGGATTTAATCACACCAATGTTCTTCTGGTTCGACTTTTTGTTCGCGGCATCTTTGTAGCACATATACGGCGTCCCGGTCTCAATCTGAGACTTGAGCACGGCGTCCCATACGGCGCGCGCCTTGACCACGCGCTTGTAGCGACCCTGTGCGACATACGTTCGGTAGAGCTCATTGAACTCCTCGCCGTACACGTCAGGCAGACCGGGGCACTCATCCGGGCACATCAGGTGCCAGTCCTCGTCCTTCTCGACCTTCTCCATGAACAGATCCGGGACCCACATCGCCGTGAACAGGTCGCGACACCTCATCTCCTCGTCACCCTGGTTGAGCCGGAGCTCGAGAAACTCCATAATGTCGGCGTGCCACGGCTCGAGATAGAATGCAAATGACCCCTTCCGCTTACCGCTCTGATTTATATAGCGGGCCGTGTTATTGAAGACGCGGAGCATGGGCACGATACCGTCCGACTTTCCATTCGTCCCCCGGATGGTCGATCCGTTCGCCCGAATGTTCGAACAGTGGATCCCGATCCCGCCGGACCATTTTGAAATGTGCGCACACTCTTTGAGTGTTTCGAAGATCCCTTCTACTGAATCACTTTTCATCGCCAAAAGGTAGCAGCTCGACATTTGTGAGAGTTTGGTACCGGCGTTGAACAGTGTCGGGGTTGCGTGCGTGAAAAACTTTTGGGACATGAGATCGTACGTCTCGCGGACACGCTTGATGTCATCGCCGTGAATACCTACGGCGACACGCATGAAAAGATACTGAGGCGTCTCGCCGGTGTTCAGGTAACTGCGTTGGAGCGTCTTGAGCCCAAAGTACCCAAAGTCAAAGTCGCGTGCGTGAACGATCGCCGAGTCGAGTTCGAGTGCGACACACTTCATAAACTCGTCACTCACGATACCCTTGACGTGCAGGCCGACCATCGCCGCCGAGAAACACTTGGGGGCCATCTTCTGCATGTTCGATGCGACGATTCGGGTCGCCAAGACTTCATAGTCTGGGTTTTCAGTCTGCATGTGGACCGCCACCTCGGCCGAAAGGTCGTCGATTTCGCTCGTCTTGATTCCGTCGTACATGTTTGTGAAAACCTTCTGGGCCACCTTGTCTGGCTGGACATCGATACCGTTACACAAGTTGGCTAGTCGCGTAACCACCTTGTCAAACAGAACCGGGACGATGTCACCGTTTCGCTTCTGGACCTTCATTCCTGTGCTCATTTACAAGAGCCGTATTTTTTTATGCCGAGCGATCCGGCTCGATGATCGTAAACTGGAGCTGGAGATCATTGTACACGTCGGTGATGCGGCGGTGCCGGAGCGTCTCCATCGTGCCGTCCGAGTAGAACAGCGTGAGCTCGTTGCGACGGTCGTTCAGCTCGAACCAGCGAAGCTGCGCAACGTTAATGACATGGACGGTATCACGAATCTTGATGGCGATCGGAGGCATTCTTCTACTTAAACCCGTCATTCTTTTATTTACTACCATTAAATGAGTAACAAGTTGTACTCGACGCCGCTGAGCGATACGTTCTTTTCGTCGTTCAACCGTGAGTACCTTCACGGTGCCATCGTCCGTAATGTCAAGGCCAAGACCGGCATGAACATCGACCGTCAGAATGACCCGGACCTCCAGGCGCTCATGCGATCCGTATACCAACACATGATGGCCAGCCCGGATGACAAGTCACAGGTTTCCAAAATGAATGAGATTGTCGTCAAGGAGGCGACCAAGACCATCAGCACGGGCATCCTCCAGCAGCTCTCGTACATGGATTTCATCGGGCGGAACCCCGTCCCGCTGTCCATGCCGGTCAGCACGTCAACATACGGATACAAAATGTCCAGTCAGTCACCGGGTCTATAAGCCACAAACCGTACATTACACTATATCGCGTTCAAATCTCTAAGAGAAGACTCGTACTCGAATTGAAGACGGCGACGGCACGCGGGGTGGGACGGGTCGGTGATGCACCGGCGCCATGTACGCTGTAGGACCTCGGCGTTGTGGTTGGCCATGATCATCTCGGTACGGAGCGGCGCGTAGATAACTCGGTTGTAGACGGTGAGGACGTTGTTGATCACGGCCTCGATGTGGGAATCGGCCCATAGTCGGCGAGCGATTGTAGGCATCGGCACGTTCATGGCGACCCAGACTGAATTTTGAATCAAAATTTTACAGTGCTCGAGAAGATTCACAACGGCCAATGCATTCTGGTACCGGTGCTTCATGTCGAGAAAGCACCCGTCGATGACCTCCTCGATCATCTGATTATCTTGGTTGCTAAGATCACCAATCTCGGCCCAAAATCCATAATTGATGTTGGCGAGCAGCTGAAAACTCAGGACGGCTCTAAGATCCGTCTCAAACTCTTCGAGTTGAATGTCCACGCCCCCCGTTGCCTTGCGCGGCGCCCGTGGCGTTGCCATTACTGCTTGCCTTTCTCTTGTGTGGAGAAAGGCTGCCGCTTACAGGACTCGAATTTTTACGAGGGCCCTCACCGGGTCTATAAGCGCTAAATTAAAATGTTTCGTAAAAATAATGGACGCCCAGAAGCCCGAAGAGAAGAAGCCGTTTCCTCGCTGGGGCATCTTTCTCATGGTCGGTCTGATCCTGTTCGCTATCGCCGCCGGTGTGTTTTTCATGGCGAAGCGTCGTGGAAACAGCAGTCTGACTCCGGCGGCGCCTAATGCAGGTAACGCCGCATCCATGCCCGGGGCGACCAATGCCGGTCTGAATTCCAGTGTGGCGGCACCGGCAGGCGCTCCAGCCAACGGCGGTATGGCCCGTATGAACAACGTCAGAGCTTGAGTGTCTGGCCGACGTGTATCATACCGATCGCCAGGATAACCAGAGCGACCCCGACCCATTGAATCGGGTGGTGGAAACGTTCACCCAGAATGAAATAGGCTGACCCGGCACCAATCACAGTAATCATCCCTTCCCAGAGCGCCGTCACCATCAGAACATTCTTGAGTGCAAATGCCCTGATCAGAAAGAAGAGCACGGCGCCGTATCCCAAAATACCCAGCCCCAAATGGTGGTGTGCCGAATTACCCGATTCGGCAAACCATTTTAGATTAAAGTTTCCGAATGTCTCCGCGCACGACATACACAAGACCTCGAATAATACCATTTTTATATACCGACATAAAAATGAACGCGCATGTCACTCTAGTATGAATATGACCATGCTGGCCGAGTTTCTTTCCGACGTCATGATTCCGTCCCACGTCTCTTTACCGGACGTGCCGGACGTGACCCTCGACGACCACTGGACCGAATTTGAGGAGACGCTCGGTCGGTACAAGGCGACGTACGCCGCCGCCCTCGGTGATTTCCGAAAGAAAGAGGCGCACTTGCTAGGTCTGTCGACCGACATCACGGTCATGCAAAATGCTTCATCGGTCGTGAGTGACCCGGACCTACAAGCCGAACTGGCCGAACGGGTCAAAACGTTCGCGGAAACAAGCCGCGTCACAGAACTTCGCGACGAACTGGCACAACTCAACGGGACACTCAAGGCGATGGAGGTCGTGCTCATGAATACGAACGCCCGTAAGTATAGCCAGTTTACGTGTTCGATTTGTATGGAACGGCTCGTCGATACGTTTCTGGATCCGTGTGGCCATCTCGCCTGCGAACAGTGTCTCGGGCGCACCAGGTCACCCTCGTGTCCGATGTGTCGCACGAACGTCACCGGATTCAAGAAGATGTTCCCGACGATGGGTTGATTTTTTCTAGGACAAGAGCATGGAGCCCGAGCAACGTAAAAAATGGATCCCGGTATTGGCGTTGTCCGTATCGATCATTTCGTTCCTGTTCGCGCTTACGGTTCTTTATCCGTGGCACATTACCCACTCTCAGCAATTTTCGACTCTGGCGAGAAAAATATCCAGTCTCAAGTAAATGCAGACTGAGAAGTGGCGCGAGCGCATTCCGTACATTGCCCTTGGACTCTCGATCACGACGCTTCTGTTTCAGATTTTTGTTCTGCACGCCTGGCACATGAAACTTTCTGATCAGATGAAAATTATTCTCAGTAAAGTGTAATGAAGGGGACCCGCGAAATCATATACGGATTCATCCTGTTTTTCATCATCGATCGTGCGTCCCGGCTCATCAGTTCGCACTTTGCAATCAGGCGGAAATTGTCCGAACTGGAGATGGAACGTATGCGAGCCGTCATAGAACTGGTTGCGCTCGGCATTGCGCTTGTTATATTCAGTCCACGGGAGGTCGGTGACGCCATTCAGTCATCTATCGACTGATAAAAGAACCGGGCGCCGAGTACACAAGTATGAATGGGTACAAACAAGAAACCTATGAACTGTGCCGTACGAAAGGATGGGACAAGGCCCACGTGAGTACAGTATGGCTGCTGTTCACAGAAGAGATTGGTGAACTCGCGTCGGCGATTCGACAGTTTCAAAGAAGTTTTCGTAAAACCGGACTCAAGAAGGAGCGGGGGACGGACGTCATGACCGAAATGGGTGACGTGTTTTCGTACCTTTTTCAGTTGGCGTATATGCTCGACGTCGACCTCGACGAAATGTGGCTCCGACACAAGCAAAAGGTTCAGGACAGGTCCTACGGTGATGCCGGGACGACCGTCGCGGACAAAGAGGCCCTGGACAGGACCGCGGCCCTGGACAGGGGCACGCCCCTGGACAAAAATATCAGTACACAATAGAATGACTGCTATGCTCGAGATTGACGAAATGTCTATGGACCGCATAAATCCATACACGGCCACAGAGACGTTTGGCATTTCGTATAACGGCGGCCACAAGTCGACGGACGCTCTGCCGTGGATGATGCCTCGCGAGGAGGAAGAGGCGACGGAAGAAAAGCCAGAGTACGAGGCGCATTTCACACCCAAGCACATCTTTCGTGCGCCGGCAATGGCTGCCATGACTGGTGGCATCGATCCCGCGACATCCTTTATGTTCCCGGCGCGTAAATACCAGTACGACGACGGCACAACATCTTGGTCTCACGAGGTTTCGTACGCCGACGGTCGCAATTACGTCTCGGGGCTGATAAAGGGCGGGGACAGCATGTGGCCGATCATAGTCGCCATGATTCTCCTCGTCGTCGTCCTTTCTTTCCGGAAGGGACTTAAAATTTAATAATCCGGGAACTTTCAATCTTTACAAGTTTCTTCTCGAGTAAATTCTTTTCAAACGCGGTACGACTTTCGAGACACGCGCACTTGTGAATTTCGAGTTGTATACACCCGATACAAAATGCGATTTTGCATTCGCGGCATGTCAGCTGAACACCCCCCTTGTTCTTCTGACACGCCGGACACTTCACCATGTCAGTATATCGAGATTAGTCTTCAAGTATCTCGCACACCGGCCCAGGGCCAGACGGCGGCTCCGACGGCGGTGCAGGCGCCTCGTCTTCGAGAATTTCGCACAGACCATTTTGGCGCTTCAAGAGTACCCGGTCCCAGAATGCGCGCGCGACGGGTAAAATACGTGCAAACCATTCGCGGTCCCGTAGAATCTCCGAGACGACAAATTCCTCCTGACCACCTTTCCCGAGATTGGGGGGTTTGTACTGAATGAAGTCACAGACTTCGAGGTCGAGAACCTCCAACAAAAGTTGAATCTGTGGATAGTAATGTTTCGGAACTTCTGGTGTGATCCGACGCGACAAAGGACACTTGATTTCGATGAGTCGGCCGCTCTCAGTCACTCCGTCCGGTGAGCCGCCGAGCCACAAGTGTACCGGATGTTGGACAAGACCAATTTCGTGAGATTTTTGATTGTGCCGAAGGTCGTACATGTCACGGGCGATAGGTTCGAGGAGCGTTCCGTGCGCCGTTGCGGCATTTCCATGCCAATGACTGTGGCCGCACTTTTTGACGATGAGATCCTCTGGTGTTTCGAAATGATTATCTCCGATGGCGGTCGCAAGATCGCTTGCAGTGAGCATGGTTCCACGGAGCGCGTGCCATTCGGGCGTTCGCTGATCGTCATAGGATTGGCGAAGGAGCTGAGCTACCCGGGGGTGTACTGACATACTGGTTACGAGCCTTCAAGTCTTAAGCGTTCGAAAGCTTCGTGGACTTTCCAAAGCTCTTTTATGATTGTCGTTTCGGGTTCGTCCGGTATCTGGTACAGACGATGGTGCGACGGCCCACCGGTCAGACGTGTCACAGTCCGCCCGCTGTGATACATATATTCTGTTTCGGCTATATAGTATACATCTTCGACTACGACGTACACTGTGAAATATGACGAAAGACGGAACGGAGAATTCTTGATACTGATCGGTCCGAACGCCGCGGACCTCTTTGTTGGAAACTGTATATCCGGAATGGTTTTTAGGCGACGGGGGGATAGTCCCAGAGCGCGTCGGGTGTCGATATCAAGAAATTCCGAAACACGTTCTTCCATTACCTTTATGTTTTTTCTTGTCCTTAGTTAGATGGATACGCTTCTGCGGTACGAAAAACTACTGAATCACTTACACGCTACGAATAACCGGAAGCACTTGCGCGTACAACTCGGCCACATGGTAAACCACGTGGATGCCAAACGACTCGATAATGATAATGCATACAAGAAGCTGTATAATCGGATCCGGCTCAAGTACGCAAATATGAACACGCGATTTAATACACTCACCCGAATTGAAAAATTGATCAACAATGGGAAGTCCGAAAATGCTTACCGAAAACTACATGTGCACACAAATTGGAATCTCGCTCGGAACAATCCAAATTACGGCGCACTCTACAACCGGGTCGCAAACAAACTTGTCGCCAAGGGATATACGTCCGTCCATCGTGTACACGCCCCCAGACCTATAAATATAAAAAGTCGACAACAACAAGGCGGTACGTGTTGGTTCCACGGCATCATCAACGGTCTTTTAATGAGTCCGCAGCCACGACAGGTGCTACGGACGATGGTCGCCCAGATGAATCTCGGCCCGGACGATGTGAATACCATGGCGTGTCCTAACCGGACAGCGAGCGCGACGTGGTTCTGGAAGTACATACGGCACCGTCTATCGAGTGGCGGTGTCGTAAGTCCCGTGTTCAAAAATAAAAATGTGATTCGAAGCGTCGGGTTACGCCAGAAGACTGTACGGCCGGGCGGACTCGTCCCCCGGTTCAGCAATACCGTGTCGACGTGGCGCGGACGAATCATGGCATCTCGATCCGGTGTAACCGGTGGAACACAAGAAGATTTGATACATTTTTATCAAAAAATATTCCCTGAGACGAGCACACCGCTCTTTGTCTTGCGACAGTTCGGTTCGCTGTCATCCAAAGTAAATCCGTACGTACCGCACACCATGGACCGTAATGGCGTCCGGTACAACCTTTCGCACGCCTGGATAATGTTCAACGTCCGACCGTTTCTCGGTCACGTGGTCACTGGGTACAAAACAAAGTACGGGACGTTCCGAACATACGATTCGGGGACACATACCGTGTATCCAAACTACGACTGGACTGTTCGGCAACGCGTTTCGCCCCTCCTTACCATGTATGAAAATTATTTACCGTTCCCTTTGCGCCCCGGTGGTATTAAAATTTGGGCCGTGTACATGAGACCGTCCTAGCGAAGAAATTCCCAAATCTTCTCCGCGGACTGACCGTTAAGAAATTGTGCAATGCGTCGAGCCGATTCATCGAGCAGATCGTCCATCTGGAGAAAATCAGCCGCGCGAGCAAATTGCATGAGTTCATACTGGTCAGCCGGGTACGTCTCGGTTTCGAGCGCCCGAATAAGTTTGGACGAAAAGGGTACGGGAACGGGACCCGGGGGGACGTCACACAAAAGTTTACTTTTTTGGACAAACTGCTCCGTGGGTGCATACACGGTTCCGTCTTCGGTGACAAGCTCCATTCGTTAAGGAAGTCGCGCCCGTATACTTTAAAATGGACACCGTGCCCGTGACACTTCCCGCCGAGCTGATCACGATCGCTCAGATTCTTAACGACCCGGTACAGACCGACGCACTCAATCGGTTCGCCGAAGGTAAACTGAGTTATGCGGAGATGCGTGCTCTGTGCGGCTAAAGAGATGCACGCTCGTAAACATAAATGAACCGATACATAGCGGTCTCGTATGCGTACGGTTTTTTCAGAACCGCCCTTATGGCCCCGCCGCTCGAACCGGGCGATTATATGACTGAACGTCTGTGTAAAACTGCAGTATATACAGTCGTGGCACCCGTGGGTCTACCCATGTACATGTACCTGGACATGAAGATGATCGAACACCGGGTGCGTGAAATGCCAGGCAAGGTTGACAGATTCCCGTGGTAAAAATCCCGCCGTACTGTAAATGAGAAACGCGCTCACGTACGCACGGACCGAACTTAAAAATACAAACCTGATGAGACGGTACATCATTTCGCTCAACGGACTGATAAAGAACAACTTTCCAAACTATGAACTGAATGTCAAAACCGGCAACAACTACAACTTTGCCAAGCCGAACAGCGGAAACCAAACCAACCTTCGTCTGATCCGCAAGAACAAACAGGCGAATCTAATTTTGCACCGCAAAGGGAAAGGCGTGAATATAGCGTGGGGGCTGACGCAACCGAACGCCCAAGGTAAAGGCTACGGGACGAAAATTCGCGCGCTCGCAGCCCTGGCCGCCCTTCGTGCGAACGTTCCTCTTTATCAATGGTCAGTGTTTGGAAAGAATTCTGGGTCGTACAAAATCATGAAGAGACTCGGTGCGATCGAGCGAAAAAATAAGACCCATTTCAAATTCGTTCCCGGACGGCATAACCTCAACACGCTAAGGAAGTTGGCGGCGTCGTAAATACCATTTCTTCGAGGATCGCAATCTTTTGGCGCGTCAGCTCCTCGACCGTTCCGACATCCATTATATCCAGTGTCTTCTTGGCGGCGAGGACCTGTTCCAGAAGCTGAATATGCATATGCGAAAATGACTGATGGACACTCTTTTGAATTTCAGTCTCGTCAACTCCGCGAAGACGGCACTTATTTTCAATTTCTGAAATCTTCGTCTTATGGTCATCGAGCCTTTTTCGCGCCTCTTTCAGGTTGTTCTCGTGCATCTCCCGGTGCTTCCCGTAGTCCCATTTGTTTTGGGGAATGCCTCCCGCGTACTTTAGGGCTTCGTTGACTTTAGCGAGACGTTCCATCGTATACTCGTATTTTCGCGACTTAATTTTAACCACCTCCATCCCGTCAATCAATCCCCTGTTTCTCGGAGTCATTACGAGTCCTTGTTTTGTCATTCGACACCGTTTCATGTTCGGTCGCTCGCACGGGCAAAATTTCCATGTCTACAGTACTATGGAGCTCAAGCGGATGTTGATGTTCCTGATCGGGTGTATGGGTGCCCGTATCGGTTTGACGTACGCGGCGTATCGATTTCCGGTGCTCCTCCCGTGGCTCGGTCTCCTTGCTCTCGCTATTTCGATCGGATTCGCCACGATTTACATCAATGGCTGGCGCAAGACGGGAGTCGAAGTAGGTGGTCAGGCCATCTGGTGGAACGATCTTCGACCGGTTCACGCCTTTATGTACGGCTTGTTTGCCATGTTGGCTCTCATGGGTGTCAAGAATCAGGCGTGGAAAGTTCTGCTTCTGGACACCATTATAGGATTTTTGGCATTTGTCCTGCATCACTTTGGGTCCTAAATATCAAACGACTCGAAGAGCTCGTCGATCGGCGACTTCTCACTGAACCCTACGAACCATTTACCCTTCGGGCCGCATCGGTTCTTGTCGAGCCGGACAGACTTGGCGTAGTCGTGATGGACCTCGCTCTTGCCGACGGCGACGACCGAGCGGCCGCACGTCTTGTCTCCCGGGTTGTAGTGAAAGCACACCTTGCAGAGAGCCGACAGACTCATTTTACGGTTCAGGCGAGTGATATCTTTAATGCATATGGGTTAGAGCCTGTAAATTATTGAAAAGTTTTCTTCTATTATTTCCTTCATTTCGCAGTAATGATATACGCCGCACAGCATTCGCAAGTGTTGTTGTATTAAATGGCAGTATATTTCTATACAGATGAAGACCTATTTTATTACGCAGCTGTCTAGCTCTGACACTAATAGCGTGTGCTTTGTTTTGAGCGATTTTTATGCGGTTTTGTCTGGCAGGGTCAAGACGACGTTCCCCTTCACGGAGTCGAGTAGCATTTCTCTGAGCTATTAAAGCTTTTTTATATTCGACATACAGATCGAGAAATTTAAGCAATCTGCGTAACGTCTGTAGTTGTGCCGTTTTATTTGGTCCAAGTGCCCCGACCAATTCAGGCACTTTCACGATATTCTTTATGTTCTGACGCGTCGCTCGTTTAAAAACAGTAAGGGCTGCAAGGTTCTGTAGTCTGGACATACTATATTAAATTAAATTTTTACCGGGCTAAAGAAAATGATTCTATACATAGGTATGCAGATAATTTACACCGGTGTCGGTGCTGATCCATCTGGTCTACATACCCCGGAACGTTTTCTCGAAATCATGAACCGGCCTAAAAAATGGCAAAAGCGCCCAGAGACCAACTTTGCCAATTGGATCTACGAGAATGAAATCCAACTTAAATTCAAGGATTGGGTCCTACCGGACGACTTTTGTTTCTTCAGCCTCGAAGACTGGGTAGAATATGCGGGGGCGGTGATTGTTCAATAAACTCAATCTCGGGTTCGGTCGCCAGTCCGCACGGAAAGTTGATCAGAACGGCGCTGTCGAGACCGAGCAACTTGAGATACATTTTCACTTGGGTACGGTGTTCATCCTTGAGCGCCTTGACTGATTTGAGTTCGACGACGAGACCCCGCTCGACAATCAGGTCAGCCCTTAGGTTCCCCAGAACGTGTCCGTCAAAACTCACAGTCATGATACGTTCGGTCTCGTAGGCCAGGAAACTTTTACGGAGACAAACTTCCATAGCATTGTGATACATACGTTCGGACAGACCCGGACCGAGCTCGTTCCAAATTTGGCGCGCATGTGTACACACGAGCGACTTCGCCATACGGTAATAATCTCGGATTTCTATAGATGACGTTCATCGTCTATGCAGATTCGACCCAGCGCGACACGACCTTGTACCCTTCAGGGAACACGTACACGCTCCATCTCACAAATCCGGTAAAAAATGTAACCCGAGTCGACCTCGTTTCGGCCGTCGTTCCAAACACAATGTACAATCTGACCGGGACGTCAAACATCCTCACGGTCGGCACATCGAACGTCTGGCTCAACCCTGGGTTCTACTCGACGTCGTCGCTCGTCAACGAATTCAATGCTTCTAGCCAGGTCACGGGTACAAAACTCGGGTACCTTTGTGGCGAAGGTCGATTTATATTTTACGGCACACTCACGTCCGTGACGTGTCTGACGACCGAAATTGCAAAACTTCTTGGCCTTCCGTACGGCACAACAAACGCCCTGGCAGTCGCATCGAATCAGGCGTACGCGAATCATACGACGTATGGCACGGCCGCAAATTATGTCAAGTCGTCCAGTATTATAAACCTCAGTCCAAACGAACACATCTGGCTTGACATTGCCGAATTCAGAACACCGACGACTATGGATGCGCGGCGTCTGGTCACGTCGAGTAACGTCCGGACGACGATGAGTACGACGGCCGGTACATCTTTTGCGCTCATACCGATGGACGTCTCGAGCGGTTCTTTCAAATCATTCAAAGAACAGACGGACTATGCCATGTCGATCGAGTTTCCGTCCCGGCTCGATTCGCTCGAACGCCTGACCGTACGGTGGCTCGACCTGAATGGGAATCCGTTGGCGTTCAACGGCCTGGATACAAATTCATTTACGCTACGGGTACACACGGTGCTCGTACCGGATGTACCTGAACGACTTGTTAGTCTCCCGGCACCTGTCGCGGACCAGGATAAATCTAAAATGTTTGTCGGCGCTGCGTTTGCACTTGTGCTCGGTCTGATGCTGATACTTATGCGGCAAAAACGTCAGTAGACGTCACGGAAAAGCCCGGGATAGTCTTCTGGTCGGCGTCAGCCTGGACGCGCACGGGCGGTTTCGCCATCATCATGTACAGAGCAATGAGGGTCAGTATGGCAAGAAGTATCAGTACCATGCGACGGGTGTTCATTTACTCTTGGACACGAAAAGAGTTTTACGAACCCAGTTTATGTTCGACAGGTACACCTTCGATGTCCGAGGCTGCGTCCGCTTTGTGTATGTCGCAACGAGTCGGAGACGACGTATGACCGTCAGTGGCGTGTTTGCGCGGGCGGCGCGCGCCAGGGCCAACCGGCGCACGGGAGCCGGATACCGGGTCGAATAGCCGTACCGCGTGAGCATACCCGGGCGAATAGTCACGGCGATGCGCGTGCGCCGACGTGACGATGCCTGAGCACCCATTACTCCTGGGGAAGATAAAAAATTTAGAGCCTGTACATGTAGCCCAAAATGATCATCGCTGATTTCGAGTCTACTATCCAAGGTTTTGTCCACTCGCTCAGTTATGTCGCGGTTGAGTTCATCATCAATGACGGCTGGTCCAAGAACAATCGTCGCGGCGTCGATCCCATGTACGATCGGGTGACCCGCGTGTCGCACGGCCCCGTGACGACGATTGTGATTCGGGATGTACTCCTCGACCCGTCCATTCGCGAAATGGACGACGTGAAGAAGAAACTTGCCGGCGTGTGCTTTGACGCGGCCGAACTCGGACAGAAGCAAATTTTTGTGATGAATTTCAAGGATGCGCTCGAAAAGTTTCTCGAGGATGTGTCGGCGGATGGCGGTCAGTGGCTCGGTCACTCGATCGATAACGATATCGAGTTTTTGTCACTGACCGACAAACGTATCGGCGCGGGTCTATTTACAAAGGATACAAAGGCGTACCCGAGTTCGTGCTGTCGTCTCAAGGGTTGGAAATCGGTCACACGTCACTGTACGCAACAGATTCTGACGCGTCGCTGTCCTCAGTTCTGGGCGGCGTATTCTCAGGCGGGGAATGTATCGTCGAAACTTCGCGACTTGTGTCTGTTTGTAGGTCGCGAACCTCAGAAACACACTCCGGCCCAGGATGTGATGGATCTGTGCGCTGTTCTGACTCGGGCGTTTGAGCTCGATCGATGGAAACTCGAGGAGGGTTGTTCGTACATGATAAGTAAGCCTGTACAAACATCCGCATCTTGGCTTCACGCAAAGCCTTGAAATCAAAAATATTATCGACATTCAAAAGTACGGTCGGAAACATTCTGTATTGTTGACGTAGGCCCATGACACACCCGAGCATCTTTGTGACGTACGACTTGAGGTCCTTGACGTCGGTGCCGTACGTCCACGTATCCATGCGTATGACGCACACGGAATCCCGCCCGATAAAGGGATTACACGGCGTCTCTTCGAGTGTACCGCCGTCGATATAGTGCCACGGGCCGTGCCTCACGCTCTCGAACAAGAAAGGTACGGCGACCGTCATACAGAGGGCGTCGACGACAGACATTTCCGGTGCTGAATCGACCGAAAAGTAGTGCGTCGTGGACGTCTCGACGCAACACGCCGACACGTAGAGCTTCACGGGCCAGAATTCATAGAGTTCACGGAACGTTATATCGGTCCGACCGAGAAACTCACGCACGACGCCTACGATGTGCCGTCGGATCTTCCCGGTGGCCACGAGCCCGAATGACTTGAGGAGCGATTTGATGTTGGGCCGCATCGCATCGCCGATCGGTATCCCTAGACTATAGTCGAGAAGCCTGCGCGTGTCGCCTTTTGACGCCACGTACATAAAGGCGAGTATACCGCCGGCCGACGCACCGGATATTTCTTCGAGATCGTTGAGTGCACCGAGGTCTTTCAGTGCACTGAGCGCGCCCGCAAAGGCAAAATATGCCATGGCACCTGGGCCTATGACGAGATGCCTCATCTAGAATTTTGATTTAAAAAAGGAAATGTTCATCGACGCACCGTTTTAGTACACAGCCGGGAACTGACCGCGAAGGGACGCAAACACGATCGCGTACACGAGGGCATGGACGCCCACCGCCGGCAGAGAGCTCTGGCCGGAGCGGAAAACACCTGCGGATCCGGGGGGCAGAGTCAGAAGGACGCCGGGCGTCAGGAGCACAAACAGAACAGCCGGCACGATGAGGTCAGCCGGCTTCAGGGACAGCTTCAGCACGAAGCGCGCCAGGATGAAATACACAAGGGACAGCACCACCGCGTGCACAAACACAGTCTGCATGCCGTAAAAGCCGGTACCGGGCAGCAGGCTGAGCGACGGCAGGGCCAGGAGCAGGCCTGGGGTCAGGAGCGCAAACAGAACAGCCGGCGTGAGAACCTTGGGGCCTGTGATATCGATCGGCATCTTTCTTTTACTGTCTACACAGAGAAAAAACGAACAAACTCGCAAAAGTCGTTGAACCGGGCCGAGTTCATGAGGGTCGTTGTCATCCCACGATCGGCCAAGTACGCCTGCATGCCCATCCACATGTTGAGCAGGTCCTCACTGTGCCAATCGTGCCACGTCTCTGGGTCGAGCAGAATTTCGCGATCGTCGGGGTCGTCGTCGTTCTCGTGAGGATCGATCGTCTCGTCGGCGTACAGAGCGTCGTCGCGGTATTCGTTGTTCAGGCCCATTTTCTTACAGAAAGAGTGTCTCTCTCCTTTAGGGGAGCAGCGTCGACGATGGCCTGGTAAGCACCTTCGACCTGAGCCTCGTTACCACCGAAGAATGTCCGAAGACCTTCTTGGATGACTTCTTTTGTTATACTACCGCGGCTCGTTTTAGATGAAAGAGAAACCTTGTGGTCGTGGATCTTCACCTCGACCTTTTCGCCATCGGTCGACTCTTGTTTCATAAAGGTCTGGACGACCGTCTTGAGTTCCTTTTCACGCTTATTGAGCACGCTGATGTCGGACCGGGCCGACTTCAACTGTGATTTCAGTTCGAGCCACTCGGTCATAATGTCTTTAATACCACCGGACGCCATCTATTTTATTCAGGTGTGTTTTCTTTATTTGTACTCGTTCTGGATCTCGAACTTCGGGCGCATGGTATCCGGCGGGATGGTCGACAGGTTGAAGATGCTCACGGCCTCGCGGGGGTTGGGCGGCTCGGACCGAACGTCCCGGTTGGCGTTACGCAGGTTACCACCGATCGTCTCCGGGAAGCCAATCTGGGCACGCGGGTCCAGGAAGCTCTGGCCGGACAGAATTGCATCCGGGCTGAACTGACCGAAATCCTCGGTCGTCACAACCTCCTTGGGAATCAGACCGACGTTAGGGTCGGACTGGACCTGACCAATCTTAAAGCCGCCGCCGGAGAACATACCGGCACCATCGCTGGAAAACGGCGCAAGGAGGTCACCGGCACCGCCAGGCATGAGCGCCGACGGCCCGTCGTTCTGCTGGCCACCCTGGCTGATCATCGGGCCGCTCGCCGCGAGAGCGGTGCCAGCACCGGACGGCGCCGCCTCGAAACCGCTACGCTGGGGCATCAGGAGCATCATCGCAATCAGGGCCAGAAGTATAAGAATCGCCAGACCTTTACCGTCCATATTTATAATGTACTGCGAATTTTTTTACAGGTCAACCTCCTGGTCGTCGTCCTCGTCGTCCTCGTCGTCCCGGAAGAGATACTCGCGCGGAAATTTAGATTTTGGTGCCGACCTGATCCGCACCTGGACAACTTTCCACACGGGCTCGAACGTACGTTTCGTAAATACGAGACCGATGAGTTCAAACCAGGCGTCGACCGGTCCGGTCCCGACGTCGGCCAGTGTCACCTGCTTCTTCTGAGTGTCGTAAGCGGTCGTGACAATCTTACCCTTGATGGTTGTGAGCGACGCACACAGTTCAGACTCTGGGTTGAGACTCGTCTGGTATGCACCGACTACCGTCTCGTCCGAAATCTCCTTACCGAACCAGAGCACCTTACACTCTTTGGCCTGGGTAATAATCTGGTCGTCAACCTGGCTGAACAGGGACGGGTCGACACCCGTGACGGTCACCTGGTTATCATCCGTGATGACGAGTCGTACATTGTTCAGCTGGTGCATCGCCTTCTGACCCTCGTCATTCGTAACCTTCAGGAAATAGCGACCGTCCTGGAGTTTGGATGGCGTCCCGAACAGCATTTTCTGTCCTGAAAACATTTCAAGCCTCTAAGTAATGAGCAGCACCATTTGTGGTCCACAGTATACAGGCCGTGGGTGTGAATGTCGTGCACAGGTGACACCGGGTGTCACACCCGCGACCGGCGAGGCGTCTAATCCAACGTGGATTTGTGCCCATGTTCAGGACGGGATACAGACCGGCTGTGACCCCGGGTGTTGCCCGACAGACTGTTCAAAACAGACGACGACTGACAAAGACGGGACGGGAAGTGCAACTGCAGCTGCAGACACGAAGAGTGTCTGGTGGATCATACTGATCGGTATACTGTTTGGCCTGATGTTGTTCATTTCCTATTTTTATAACGCAACGAAACGAAATTCCGGCGGTCGGCTACCGATAGGCGTGGCGGTATTCACCACGGCGCTCCTCGTGGCCATCATCGTGACGGCGGCGGTTATGTTGACGAAAAAATAAGCTCATCGTAGGGTAGAGATGAACCTGGATCCAGGCAAGATATACGAGATGCTGAGGGACACGACGGTGTACGGTCGGATCAGGCTCTGGCACGTCCTGCTTTTCGTATTCATGGGACCGACCCTGACGTGGCCCATGCTCATCGTACTCATCGGGGTCGTGATGTACGAAGTTAAAGACGTCCGTAGTATGTTTGGTATCAATGGAGGCTACCAACGAAATGTTCCAGACTCTTCAGGCGGAGATCAAGGCTCTGCGCAAGGACCTACGCCGGGTGAAGGCGCTCCTCGAGGACCCGACCGGCGAGAAGAGCAAGGCGCGAGTTTCGAACAACGGTTTCAACAAGCCGTTGGAGGTCTCCGACAAGCTGCGGGCTTTCCTCAAGCTGGCGGCGGATGAGAAGATTTCTCGCTCCCAGGTGACCAAGCGTATCAATGAGTACGTGACGCTACAGGGTCTGAAGGCCGGCCAGGTGATTAACCTGGACGCGACCCTGAAGGATCTTCTGACGCCGCCCGAGGGTATTAACGTAACCTTCCTGAACATCCAGAAGTATATCAACCACCATTACATCAAGGCTGAGCCCGCACCGAAGAAGGCACCGGCGGCGGCTGCCTCTGAGGCGTCCGGCTCGGCACCGGCTGCCGCGAGCAAGAAGCCCCCGGTGAAGAAGCCCGTGGCCGCCAAGGCTTAAACAAAAAAGATGTACATTGTACATGGAGACGGCTCCAGTTCTAGATAGATGTGTTCTTGAAAAATTGGTAGGTACGAAAATCAGAGACTTGTCTCTGTATCAGCGCGCATTCACCCATAAATCTGCAACGAAAAAGTACTCTGGACTGACTGGTTCATACGAAACGTTGGAATTTATGGGTGATTCCGTCCTTGGTTTTATTATCACTCGTCACCTCTTCGATAAATACGAAGAGCACCAAGAGGGGTTCTTGACAAAGGCCCGAACCAAGATGGTTCGAGGTACGACGCTCTGCGAAATTTCCGAACGTCTCGGGCTCCATAAATGGATTCTGATGGACGATAAAGGGATTCGGAACGGCTGGAATACAAATCCAAATATCCTCGAAGATGTTTTCGAGGCGATGATAGGCGCCATATACCTCGATCTCGGTATGGTCCATGCCAAAAAGTTTGTATTTGCAGCCTTTGACCAAGTTGACGTGTCTCTGACGGACGACAATTACAAGGATCAACTTATGCGTCAGTGTCAAGCGGCCCACCTTTCTTTGCCGGACTACCAGGTTCGGGGTCAGTACCCGGATGGAACATTTCACGTCGAAGTTTTACTCGGTGGTACCGCGTCCGGATCCGGGTTTGCGTCGACCAAAAAACAGGCCGAACAGAATGCAGCCCAGGTTGCTCTTAAAAAGGTGTAACATGGTATGTGTATGTACGAATTTGTAATAGGATTTGGCATTGGTATTGTGGTTGGCAAAATACGACGCCGAAAGACGTACGATGTCGCCGTCCAGGTTTCACCACCGGCGCTTCCCGTCCAGCCGACCCATCCTATTTTTATCCGAGGTCAGTTTACAAATTTTTGGGGAGACTAGACGCTATTGGACGTCGGTAGGAATTCCCATTTAAGTTCGGCACATATAAGTTTCCATATCTGGTCCTGGCGGTACAACTTGTCTTTGGATTTCAAAAGTGGAAAACATGGCAGGTATTCATCCTCGCCGATGAGTTCACAGAATTTATAAAGAACAAAACTATACGACAAGAAATTTTTACGATCATGTGGACAATGTTTCTCGAATGGTTTTTGAATCTGTACAAACATGAGTCGGAGTCGATCTTCGAGCGGCTGGGGCATGGTCGGCGGCCGGACCCCATTCAGGATCGTGGTGATGTACGGTGCGTGCTCGTAGTACTTGTTGAGTCCGAGTTTCTTTAAAAGACTTCGAACTTTGAGGTGTGTAATTTCGAAAGTTCCTTTGATTTTTTGTTTTCTGAATTCTAGCCTTAACTGCTGGATAATCTCATCCGGTACGCTCGTCGACTCTTTTGCCTGAAATTGTGCAACCCATTCGTTGAAATGATTTTCGCGCTTGTATGAATAGACGACGTTTCGGTCCATTTCCTGTTCCTCTTTATAGCCGCGCTCTTCGCTCAGAACGTACTCGACCGTGCCGCACGTGGTACAAATCTGATCGCTGGTCGCCGAGTCGATCGTGTGGGCGTGCCAGGCACCACAGCCCGAACACGCCTTTTGGTGATGAACTCCGCCCGGTTTATGGTTCTGGATACCGGTCACGTCGCCCTCGATGTGAAGCATGTACGAATCGTATATATCCTTGCGGGCGACGCCACCTTGTCGGTCCGTCGTATATTCGCGTATGTACGGTATGCACGTCGCCAAGTATTCACCAATGTCCCCACCGGCTAATTCAAGTTCTTTTATACGTTCGTGGACCCGACGCTCCATTAGAGTCTTATCAGCCGTCTACTTTAGGTGCCAGATAAAATTGAATGTCTCCCAGATTAGCAATCGCGTACCGGAACACGATCGGCATATCACTGTTCGCGCCATCCTGTAAAAGCTGAACGCTCGCGCAAAGGTTCGTCGCCTTGGTAAACATGTTGATATACTTGAGCGAAAAGATGTTCCCGACGCGTGCGGTCACATCTTCGCAATTACAATCCAGAATAGTCTTTTGGTCGGCAAAATCACCTTGGCAACTGAGTTCGAGCGAATTCCCGTCTCGGAAAATAGACATGTTCGACGACAGGTTTGCCATGTCGCGCGTAATCCTCTGGAAATCGACCGACGGTACGGTCGTCACGAGGTCCATGTGAATGTCCGGAATTTCTAGAATGTCTTCGTTGATATCCATGAGTTTGAGTTTGAATGACGTCTTTGTGTGCTTGACCGTGTTCTCGACATCAATTTCGAGAATGTCCCGGTCGTGAATACGCATCGTGAGCGAATCATTCGTCGTCACAGTCTTGAGCAACTTGTACGTATTGGCCATGTTCAGACCGGCGATGATTTCGCTCGCACATTCGTACTCTTCAAAGTTTTCGGCCGGCAGAAACATGTGCACGAGCGTGACGCGCGCCGTGTCGAGCGTCAGAATCTTTACGCCGGTCGGTTCGAAATAGACATTCACGTCGTTTATAATATCCTTGAGGACCTCGAATATTGTACGCAGAGCACTCGCCTGAATGGTCCGTAAGTACATGAATGTCAGGCGCGCCGTTTTTTTATCAACACTTTACATACATGACTGTGACTGTACGCGTGCGTAAAAGCCCGTTGCCCCAAAAGAAATGGCGGGCCGAGTTTCCGAATCGGCACGTCGATTTTGGACGACGTGGCTATTCAGACTATACCATACATAAAGACCACACGAGGATGTTGCGTTACCTCGTGCGTCACCGGACGCGCGAAAATTGGACGTCCGCCGGGCGGTACACGCCCGGGTTTTGGTCTCGATGGTTTCTATGGTCCCGGCCGTCACTCAACGGAGCACGTCTCGCGACCCAGGGTGCGCTCGGTAAGGGGTACCGGGTCGTACTTTGAACCCTTATTGATATTCAAGTAACACATGTAACACCGCACACGCCAACTATCAGTAGCTGCATATGTTTTACCACAACCAACTTCTATACAAGTTCTCATAGGTTTGGGAGCCACAACGATCTGCGATGGCAACAATTCGTTCCAGCTTGCGTTGTTCTTACCAAGAGCCTTGTTTTCACATTCGTTGATATGTTTGAAGAACAGGTTGTGTTTCAAAATCAACCGGCACGCGTTTGCATCATCTAGGGCTTGATGAATATTAATGGGGTTTTCTCCGAATAAATATTTATAGACGTTTACTTGGCCCAACGGTTCTAGTTTAGGAATGACGTTTGCGTTCACAAGTTTTTTCGCTATTGCATAACAGTCTACGACCCGTAAATCACCCATCGATGGTCGATGCGTTCGAACATACTCGAGAACATTGGGATATCTCTTAAATCCACATAGGAGTGTATTAATATCACTGCCGTTGATATTATAACCACAAAAAACTAATTGTTTCTCTTCAGGGCATTTTTCAAATACCCATTTCCAGAATTTAATGCCCCCGACCGACCATGGCTCTTGTTGAGAGAGATCAACTGCGGTATGCGTGTGATAGATGGAGGGGATGATATCAAATTCAGGGTTGACGGTAGTTTGGAAGGTGTTATCTATGCCCGAATCGTCGAGTACACACGCGCCAATCGATAGTATACAACGGTTGTTAACATTATTGAATTTTCTGTCTTCAAATTCGGTGTCGATACAAATATACACCTTCTCCATATTCAATATATATGTGTCCGTTTTAAGGTAAAATGAGTCGTTTTTTTAAATGGAGCTAGACAGTTAAAAAATCGCTCTCGACAGGGATCGAACCTATGACATCCAGATTAACAGTCTGGCGCTCTACCGACTGAGCTACAAGAGCAGAGGTGGTTCTGACTTGGGTGATTCGAACACCCGATCTGTGGAGCTACAATCCATCGCGATACCACTTCGCCAAAGTCAGGGCCGTGGGAGACGACGCTCGTCTCCCACTCTTATTTAAGCCGGGTGTCTTTAAGCCATATCGTTCTTCATGTAGCTCGAGCGACGCATCAGGGTCCACAGCAGCTGCAGGACCAGCAGGAACACGATGGCGTGCAGCACGAGGCCACCCATCTTGGGCAGACCCTCCTGGGTCGCGACCCAGGAGCCGAGGACACCGCGGGTCGCGCGGTAGGTGGCCGGGTGAGACACGGCAATGAAAGCGAGGGCTTTGGTCAGCATCATTTTTTAATACCTACGCACAAAATAAAATGAACTGGCTCAGCCTGTTTTCGGCTTTGTCCCTGGCCTGGTCGGCCTACGTTCTGATGTGGGTCAAGAGCCTGAACGGGTGTGACTGCGCCGACCACCAATGGCAACTCACGTACATCGCCTGGTCGTACGTCGCCCTGATTATGTACGACCTGTTTGTTCTGGGTACCGGCCGACACGAGTTTCATTTTTACGCGGCATTCATGGCTGTGACATTTGCGCTGAGCGCAGTGACCGCGCAGTACATTCGCGGGCTCGGCGCACGACAGTGTATATGTTCTGAATCGGCCCGACGCCGAATCATATGGCTCGCCAGCCTGAAACAACTCGTGTTCATTCCGCTGGTCTTTATTTTTTTCGCCGCCATTGGTAAGAAATGGTAAACCCGGTTGTCATTGCGGCCGTCCCAGGTCTTGCCATACAGTCCATCGTCCTGTCGTGGATATTCAAGATTGAACGTCAGTGTGAATGTTCGCGCGATTGGCGTCGCGACGTTATAAAGTACGTATCGATCGCCAGCGTGGTTCAGATGCTCGCCATTCTGGGTCGGATCCGTATCCCGCCCGTCGTCTTGATGACCGTGGCGCTCGCCGGCCTCGTGAACCTGTACTCGGTCCTGACGTACATCCCCAAGCTGCAGCGCGATTGCTCGTGTGCGACCGAATACGAATGGCGTGACAATTTCATATTCTGGTGGGTGCTTATCGGCCTTGCGCTCTCGGTAGCCGGTGTTGTGTTCGCGGTCGCGCGGCGCTAATATGTAATTATATCACGTTCGTGTAAGTCACTGACCGCGTATTCTATCATGTAGGCGGCCGCGTGATCTTCTTCATAGTCGGTTGTCACCAGGAGTAATTGTTGTGCATTATTTTCTATATATGTCCAAATTAAGTTACACAAATCGTCCGTAATGTATTCTTCGGGCCAATGTCGCGACAGTGAGTGTGACGTGAAATAGTACTGCCCGTTGAGTAAAATATATTGACCAGATCTACTTAAAACATGCATCGTACACTTATTTTCTTATGTATATATGTCATTTACTTACTTTTGGTACTCGGCCATGGCATCCTGAGGTTTGCGTGAAATGCGCGCCTCGAGCTCTGGGGTCATAGGTGGTGCGAGCGACGCACCGTAATGATCCAGATCGAACATATCATCCGGTCCGTCCGTTCCGTCGAGGAACGAAGTTGCCGGTCCGCCCGCCCCTACCGCCTCAACTTCGGCGACCGGAATCATAGACTGCATCCACGCCCGAACCTCCTGACCGACGAGCAATTTGTTATCGTTGGTGACGAGCGTCGGTACACGCGTAATTTGACGAGACGGTACGCCCTGGGTCGTCACATTATGGAACCGGACGATGTGGAGCAGAACCGGGTTCTCCTGGATTTCTTTGATGATCTGGGCTGAATACGGACACTTATCACTGTAGACCAGCGTGGCCATTACCAGGGACTGAGGGAATCCGTGATTTTTTTTGACGCACTAGATTAATAATGAAAGACGTTGGCTTGTTTCTGCTCGTCGCTCTGTTTGGGTTTATGATTTGGAATCGGGCGTACAGCGAATCTTTTACGGACGTGTCGGCCTCGAAGCCGGTCGAGCCTGCAACCATCCAAACAATCATCAACGCCGTCCAGGCCAAAGTACCGGATCTGTACCCCATCCAGACCGTATACATCAATCCTTTCCAGGGCGACCAGGGGGGCATGATGTACAACGCCCGTCTTGTGTTTCTCAACACGCGTGGCTATTTCGGTGTCCAGTACGATATCAAGGCTGATTCCGCCGGTAACATCATCGAGATGTCCGAACAGCCCGGGCCCGCGATGACCGGGCCGTTCATGGCGTTTGTCGCCCCGGACAAGTACGATACGTTCGACGATATTCAGGTCGCCCTGGACAAACAATTTGCGGCCCTGAAGACGAACTCCGACCCGACCAAACTCGACAAGTTCCTCGAGACCCAGCGCGCCTCCCAGCGTGCTTTCGCCATGGATTCAGTCCGGTCGCCCTACGAGAAGACCGTTTCGGGTAAAGGTTTCCTGGGCCCGGATGCCCTTGCGTTCTCGGCCGCCTAAGCTTGTGTCCGCATAGTAGTATATGTCAGGGCTCGTATCAGCCCGCGAACTTGCCGAGCGTGAGAAGAAGCGTCTCGATGTAAAAAAAGCCACGTATCGCGCCATTCTCGAACAGTTTTCGAGAAAAATTTCGAATGCCGCGACACTCGGGAGTCACGAGGTCATGTTATCCGTCCCGCCGTTTGTGATTGGGTTTCCGGTCTATGATGTTGGGCTCGCGACGTCATACATACAAAGACAAATCGAACGACTCGGGTACACGACCCGGCGCGCCATGCCTACCGTCATCCACGTCACGTGGTCGAAACCCGTCTCGAAGAACATACCGGTCGTCATCGACCATTCACACGACGCCGATGTGCCGAGTCTAATCAATCTGGCCAAGACGGCTCAGAAAATTCGCGCCAAGAAGAAATGAGGAATGCCGTGTGGTACGAGTGTATTCGCCCGGAGGCGGCCCCGCCCGGTTACGTGTTTCCGATCGTATGGACCGTGCTGTATGCCCTTTTGGCGGTGAGTTTTGTCAGACACCCCAAAGCCTGGTGGCCACGCTACTCACTGAATATCGCGCTTAACTATGCATGGTATGATGCGTTTTTTGTTCGCCAGGATCCGAGACGCGCCATGACCATACTTGTCGCGCTTTGGGTATCTATTGCCGACCTGGCCCGTCAGGACAAACTTCTGTGGCCGTATTTGGCATGGGTCACATTTGCCGGGTTTCTAAATCTTCAGGCTGTTCGGAAACAAGATCAATGTGTGTGATACCAGACGAACATTATATTTTGTCAAAAGTTTGTACTCATTTTCAAAAAACATATTGTTGTTGTTGACAAAGTACATGTTCAAGTTTTTTGTAATTGACTTGAAATAAAATTTTTACACAGTGTTACACTGGTATCAAAAATGTGCGCCCGACCTACGAAGAAAATAAAAGAAGCAAAAATTAAATGGATGTGTTGGTCGAGGCCGAACGCAAGTATATGGCGAAGCTGACGAGCGTCATGGCACCGGTCATGATCGATGCTTTCGCCGACTTGTTCCAGGAGGCGAAGAAGGTTGCCCAGGGGCGCAAGATTCTCGTACAGTACCAGGCTCTCTTGCGCGAGGTCAAAAACTGGAACAACACCATCGTGAAGCAGCACACGGAGGCGATCATAAAGTCGTGTTCGATGTTTCCCAACTTGCTCGCGGCCGTTTTCGTGATTCTGGTCAAAATCATGTCGTCGGTACGCATTTCGTCCGAGTGTAAAAAACTGAACATCAAGCTGCCGACGAATGATGTTTTTGTCCATTCGTGCTACATGGCGACGGCCGCAAGTCTCTACGAAGACCCGTACGTCATGGTCGACGAAGTGTCTGACATTGAACGCCGGACGAACATTACCGCCCGGATCACAAAGGCGGTCCGGGACGTGATTGAGGATTTTATTCCGATTCAACAAATTCTCGACACGTACATCCCGGCATTCACGGGTGGCGAACTCGACATGAATGGTCCGTCCGAGCCGATACCGGAGCCGGAGCCCGAGGCCGAGCCCGAGCCGGAGCCCGAGGCCGAGCCGGAGATTCCTGGCGGCGAGGAGTCCGCGCTTGACAAGGCGGTCGAGGATGCTACTGCACCAGGTGAAACCCCTCTGACCGAAGACCTGAAGAGCGTTCCGGTAACTGGAGCTCCACCGGCCCCACCGGCCCCCGTCCACCAAGAAACCTTGTTCGACGATGCGCCCGAAAAAAAGTAATGCTTAAAAGTAAATGGATGAATACCTTCGTGAGCCGTCCAGCGCAGGGATGATCGCCGCGGCGGCGACCCTCGGCTATATCCACCTCAAAGCGACGATGAATAAAGAAAAACTCCCAAATTCAGCCTATTTCAAACCTGCAGTGCTCGTCGGCCTTCTGGTCTATATCATCGTCGCGCGCGGCGGTGCGTCCAAGGAGACTATATCGACCGAGCCGTACTAGAGTTAAAGTCAACCGAACATGTACCATTAAATGGCCACCTCTACCATCTCTGCTTTCAATGACATGCTTCAGCAGTTCCTGGATGAACTCGTACTGACGTTCCCGAACGAAAAGTCGTTTGGCAAATTTCAGTCCCAGTTTAAACTTCTACGTAAGACGGCGCCTCGCTCGCCCATGAACAATTTCATGGAGTCGATCACGCCGTACGCAAACAGTGTCATGCAGCGCGACGAGGCGTTTTTCAAGGAGCACACGGATTCCATCCCGTTCCTGAAGCGGCTCAACATCACGGCCATCTGGACCGATGAGCTGTCCGATACGACCAAGGGTGCCATTTGGCAGTACCTCCAGACGCTCTACATTCTGGGTACGACCATCTCGACCCTTCCGGCCGAGACGCTGGCCATGATTGAGTCCGTCGCCCAGAAGTGTGCCTCCCAGATGACCGAGAATGGGTCAGGCCAGCTCGACGAGAAGCTACTCATGGATAACATGTCCGGTCTGATGTCATCCCTCATGGGACCTGATGCCATGAAAAAGTTCTCCAACAAAGAGTAAATGGAAGAAGGTCTCTTTCGCCGCGAAGCTCTTTTGGATTTTTGGCCGAGCGCGCGTCAGACTGCCCAAGAACGTGTTGAGGCGACGACGCGTTTCATAATATACGCCACCGCGATCGTGTTGCTCATTCGTAAGGATGGCCGTGTGCTCGCACTCGGTGTACTCGTGCTCGCGATCCTTTATGCATTGTTTTACAACGGAATGATACCAGATGGCGCCCGGGCCCCGTTCGCCGGTGCGAGAATCGAGGGTGTGACCATGCCGACCATCGCAAACCCCATGGCGAACATGCTCATCGGCGATGACCCGACGCGTCCGTCCGCAGCATGGTACCCGTCCGTCAAGACCGAGGTTGAAAATCAGTGGAAGACGATCCACCCGTTCGAGCGCGTCCGCGACGCCGAACGTAACTTTTACACGACAGCCAGTTCGACCATTCCGAACGACCAGTCGACGTTCGCTCAGGCGGCGTACGGTCGGCCGTTCGAGCCTCAGTGCCGCGACACGCCGTGGGCGTGCGACCCCGAAGGTAATCCGAACGCCCGTTTCCCCGAGCGTGTACAGATGCGCGGTGGCAATGGTCGCTAGAAAATTTACCCAGTCTAGAGTAAAAGAGAATGCCTCGCCTTCAGACTGGAGATCTTGTTCTCGAGGAGGGTGTTTGGATCGGCCCCAAAAACACCAACTACGTCGATATGGTCATGACGGACGATTCCCTTCGTTCCCAGAGCACGTCCCGTCACAACAAGTACTATGACGCGAAACCTTTCGAGTTTCCTATCCTGTACGGTGTCGAGAAGGAGATTCGCGTCCAGCTCGACGATCCGGTCAGCACGTACGCCATGTACCAGACTGACTCGTACGCTCAGCGCTACGCAAAGAAGTAAAATATAAAGTGTATTATATATGGACCTATTGTCATTGGCCGCAGTCGCAGGTCTCGTCTACGTAGGTAAACGAAAGAGCGACGCGACTCCGACTGAATATGACGCCGCGACGATGCCACCCCAGCCCATCACGCGTCGTGATCTTGTACAATCTGAATTTCGGCGGTCACAGGACCCCGTGTTCGACGAAACAATTATGACTCCCGACATCGGACGTGGGTTTGCAGGTGATTGGCGCCTGAAACCCAAAGAAATTGCACCGAACATGGGTGACGCCTGGGTCAAGGACGGGAGACGGTTTCCGTTCGGCCAGCCCGTGTATGACGTGTCGGCGCGCGAAAATGTATCGAACCGGATGAACAACCTGAATCCGGGCGAAAAGGTGAATGTCGGTCGCGGTCTCGGTCTCGATCCCAATACGCCGGCCGCAGGCGGGTTTCAACAGTTTTTCCGCGTCCTGCCAAACAACATCAACGAGGAGCGTCTCCATAACCTCGAAGGAAACTGGGGCGGACCGGCAAACGCCGTCGTCAAGAATGGCGGTACCACGATGGGTGAAATTACACACCACGCCAAGGCGTCCAAGACGTGGACGCGTGCCCCGACCCAGAATCGCGGCCAGGGTCAGGGCGGTGCTCTCACTGCACCGGAGGGTCGTCCCGATTTCCAAAAGACGCGCCGGACGACTAACCGCCAGGAGACCGGGTACCGTGATGACACGCTCGGTGACGGCCCGGCCCAGTACATGATCGGCCAGGCGTACGACAGCACGCTGCTTAACAACGGCATGACGCGCTGGTCAGAGAATCGCGTGAATCCCGACCGGGCGGCGAACGCCGGTCGTATGAACGTTCGCGCCGATCCGGTCGGTCAGCTCGGTGCGAACACGACAACCCGTCTCGAGGCGAGCTCGCTGCCTCTTCGACCGGCCGACGGATCAAAGAATTACATGTACGTTCCGCCCCAGTACGACAAGCTCAACGTGTTCAAAGGGAACGAAATCCGGGCCGATCTGACGTTGGCCAAATCTGTCCGGGCAAACAACCCACTCGCTCAGCCGGCGTTTTCGGATTACGCAAAGTGAAAAAAAAATACCGCCTCTGAGTAAATGAGCGGTGGTATTGTTCAGCTCGTCGCGGTTGGCGCTCAGGACGCATACCTCACCGGTAAACCCGAGGTTTCATTCTACCGTTCGTCGTACAAGCGCTACACGCATTTCGCCAACTCGGTCGAGCGCCAGCTGATTAGCGGTACTCCGTCAGCTGGTGGTATTTCCACGATCCGCTTCGAGAAGAAGGGTGACCTCCTGTCGTACGTGTACCTGACGGCCCGCGATGGTAACGGTGCCATGGTACCCAACCTGAACTGGACCTCGAACATCATCGACAAGGTGGAGCTTCTGATCGGCGGCCAGGTGATTGACATGCAGGACAGCGAATGGATGAATAACATCGAGCCGGTTGTCGGCGCCGTGAACACCAACCAGCGCCTGCTCGCACCATACGCCGGTGATATCAACCCGGGCGCATCCACAAACTCCTTCCAGGCTCTCAAGTTTTTCTTCTGCAAGGATTGGCAGTCGGCCCTGCCCCTCGTGGCGCTCCAGTATCACGACGTCGAGATCCGTATCACCTGGTCGGCGAACCTCGGTCTGGCGGCGACGAGCGGCGCGAGCCTCGTGTCGCCCGAAGCAACCTACGGCTCTCTGCAGTACATCCTGTGGACCAACTTCATCTACCTGGACCAGTCCGAGCGTGATTACTTTGCCAAGAACGCACAGGACATGCTCATCACCCAGGTCCAGCGCCAGTTCATCCCGGCCACGCCGGTGATGGAGCTTGCGTTCGCCCACCCGATCAAGTACCTGGCATTTTCGTCCAACAGCTACACGTCCGTGTACAACTCGAGCGCGGCGGCGGCGTCCCAGCTTCAGTTCAAGACGCAGGTGAACGGCGTGGACATCGGTGAGTCCAAGGCGCTCATCAACTGGGTGGACGCGACCCAGTATTACCACACGCCGAACGGCTATGCCCCGTTCGGTGCCGTGTCGAACGTCGCGATCGTGCCGTTCTGCCTCGACACCGCCAAGCTACAGCCGACCGGTACGCTCAACTTTTCGCGCATCGACACCTACCGCATAGTGACCCCTTCGACCATCAGCGTCAAGACCCTGAACCAAAACTCGCAGAATACCAACGCCGCATACCTGTACGCCGTAAACTACAACGTACTTCGTATTCAGGCTGGTATGGGCGCCCTGCTTTACAGCTCTTAAAAACCTACCCTAGGAGTAAGAAATGCAGATTTGGCGATGGGTGTTGCTCATCGGGCTTTTGTTTCTGATTACGTACGATCCGTCCACGCGTACAATGGCTAATTTTTTTGAAGGCCCCATGGTAGAGGGCGACCGCCATGGCCGATCCGCATCTACGTCAGAGACACAAATCGATAGCTATTCCAGTGACGATGATCGGTAACCGACCACACATGCTCATCGTACACGACCGACGATACAAAGAGTGGACGTTTGTCACAGGCGGGTGTCGCCGCCGCGAAGTCTATAACCCCTTACGGTGCGCAGTTCGTGAACTACACGAAGAGACCAGGGGGACTATAGATATGAAACGTGGTGCCTATACATATTTTCGGTTCTCGACCGATTACAAAGGACCGGGTGATACAGAGGCGGATGCCGATACGATAAGTGTCTACCACGTATACGTACTCGATCTTCCCATGTCGGCCGTAGAACAGACGGACGTCATAGAAAAATTTTATGACCAACGTACCAAAATGGAAACGAATCAAGTTCCGTTTAAAAAGAATCACGATGAAAATACGGAAATGCGATGGGACACATTCGAAGGAATTTCGGACCGGTCCGACCTATGGATTCTGATACGCGAGTGCGTACTCAACAATCCTGATTTTAAAAAAGCCCTGAGCGCGTCCGACAAAACGAGCTTTTATCTCCGACCATGAGAGATATGACTCGTCCGAAACGTGTTTTTGCCGAAATGCTCGCCGCCGCACAGGGTGGTGACATCGACGTGGATGATATCTGCGACCGACTTTCGTTGGCCGATATCATGTACGAACTCAAAAAACTCGAAAAGGAGGCTGAGGCCGAGGCCGAAGAAGCCAAGGCTGCTGTAGCGGCAGCAGAAGCCGAGGCGGTCGCGGATGTCGCGGCCAAGAAGAAGAAACCGGTCGTTGATGAGCCACACAAGATTGAGGATTTTTGGACACGCATCTCAGGTGAGTGAATATGTCTGCTTAGAGTAAATGAAAACACAGCCTCTTCTTATTTTTTTAGTAGTTAGTTCCATCGCTCTTTGGTTCCTACTCACAGCGACTCGCGCAGAAATGCGCAAGTCATCACGGGGGGTGAAGTCGTCCCCGAAGTCGTCACGGAAGTCGTCCCCGAAGTCGTCACGGAAGTCGTCAACGAAGAAATCGAGGTCGCGGTAAATGAAAATGTTTGCCTGTAATAAGAAATGAAATCTGGTCCACTTCTGGCCGCAGCAGGGTTCGTCGCCCTATGGCTCGTTCTGACCAAGTCGTACGCGGGCTACAAAGGTCAGGAGACGGACAGCGTCGCTGATCGCTACGTAAAGAATCCCCACGTTTCAACGTAAACGGGATGTTGACCATCGCACGTCCGCCGACGCGTGTACCACGGGGCGAAAAAAAGCCCAAAAAGGTTTTTACTTTGCACAGTAATGCAAATTCGGTGTTTGCGTGGCGGACATCGAACGAAAATATGAAAATTGCCACCGTCGTCTTCCGGCGACGACAGGATGCGCTTCTTATGGCGCACATGATCGAACGACATGTGCGCCAGAAAAAGGAATGGCCTTCGCCGACAATGTTTGATTTTCAGCTCGATGGCGGACCTCCGGTCGGCGAAGACCTATCTCTGATTGATATCAACACGTGGGAAATGGATGCTCTCAAGGTTTTTTGCGTCGAGGCCTACCTCGACATGGTGACAATCAGTCAACTGGTACAGACGAGTGACGGGTTTCGAATCAGTGGCGAACTGGTGTCACTCGAGGTCCCGTACGGATTGTATACCGAGCGGCTTACCCACCTGTACAATTTAATTTAGCGCCGGGCAGCCTTACGTTTGCGGAACGCGGCGAGGAGGGCACGCGCGACCGCCTGTTTGTTCCGGTTGTTCGGCACGTATGGCCGACCCTCATTATGTTCCAGCGCCCATGTGGCGTACAGATTTTTGTGTACCCGGGGCAGAACGCCGCGAGACGTCCGACCGGCAAAATTACGAATGTGCTCACCCATGCGATGATGCGTCGTCAGCCGGCTCGTAACACCGACGGTCGGGTGTAGACCGAGGCTATGTTCGGGGAACATTTGTCGGCGCCACTGGTACGCATTGAGATACCCGAACATTGGATCGGCGGCCCGTTTGCGTGCGCGCTTCTGGACCTCGGCCCGGAGAGCCGCCGGGATCTTACGTTGTATAACACCCGTCGCGTTGATTTTGTTACGCATCGCTTTGCTCGTCAGACGCAGACGATACAGATTTGCGAGATTCATCGTGTTGAGCAGTCTGTTCATGTGTCCGATATTACCCTCGAGCGTGTGCGCCGGGGACGCAGCGCGTTTACCTTTACGGTTATAGTTTGCGCGCGCATTCTCAAAGGCCTTATTGTTGTTATAGTTTTCGCGTTTGGGAGATGGCATGGTCTTACTCTCGGTTGACATTATTTTTTAGGACGCGCGCTCAAACATCTCGGCTATGTACGCGCGGCGCTTGACTGGCAGGACACGTACGCCCCGGACGCGCTTGGCGTACGGCGCACGTTTAGCCCCCAGATTCGCGCGCTCTTTGCGGTTGAACTTAGGGCGGATCGGCGACGGAATCACCATCAGGTTCTTTAGATACTTGGTCGCGCGCTCGGTACCGCCTGGGCTCTTGTGGAACTTCGCCTTGGGGTTATACGCAAGACCACCTGCGGCCGTGCGCGCAACGTACTTACCGGCGGCCGTCTTACGGATGACGCGACGCTTCGAGTTGAGGAAACCGGTCGGGGTTCCGGAAGACATCTTAGCAGTGACACAGAAAATTTTACGCACGTGCCGGAGGAATGTACGCCTTGCCGGTCAGAACCTTGGTTGCATATGCCGTCGCGAGTACGAAATGAATGTGTGGCCAATCGAGTGCCTCGACCGTCGTAACTTTTACGTTCATCGGATTGGCATTAATCTCGTCGACAATCTGGTTTCGGGCCGTCGGGTCACCGAGGGTCGGCGCGAGCACAGTCATCTTCTGGAGCCATTTGACGTGAGACTCGTTGGCACAGTCAAACTTTTGAATAAAACGCGACGTGATCGTATCACCCATTTAGTTACTAGGCACCTCACGTCTTTAGGGGAGAAACGAAGAGATAGTTGTGTTCGGGCCGTTTGATCACCTGTGTGTACCCGAGTTCTTTGAGAAATTTAGGAACCGGTCCGTTGTCGAAATCGAAAATTTCGACATACATGTGCGGTAGGTGTTTTCGAATGGTTTGGGCCGCCCCTTTGAGCACATCGAGTTCGTGGTTCTCGACGTCAATCTTGATAAGACAGGGTGTACCGGTGTAAAGGTCATCGAGTCGCTTGACCCGGATGTCGGCCACGCGATCGTACCCGGTAACGTCGTGTGGCGCGAGAGTCGATCCACCATAGTTACACGTCGATTCCGCATTGTGCCGTTCTTGGTATATAGGCACGGTAGCTTCGCTGGACGAGAGGCCGTATGGGTGAACTGTGATGGGCCACGTGGTCGTGTTTTGGTCGACATTTTTTTGAGCAATCGGGTGGTACAATGGTTCGAACGTATGGACCGGACCGTAATCCGAAAACATGAGTGCATTCCAGCCAATGTTACCACCGATATCAAGAATGTCCATACCGGGTTTCACGAGGTGCGGAAGATCCTGGCGCATCCAGGCGTCCCATTCGTGGCCGCGACTTAGACACGCGCCGATGTACTGGTCGTCGGCCAAGATATCGACCTTAAATTTACCGACGGTGAACATTACACCTTAGGCACACAAGACCTTTAAATTCTTGGCCCATACCAGGAATGAACATCTTACTCGTGTCACTCTTCGAAATACTTGGTGACTTTCAATTGAAGTTCTTTGCACGCGGAGGAAAGCTCGCGAATCTTTTCGGCGGTCTCGCTGGATATTCCGGTGTCATATACTTCCTCATCGCTGCTCTCAAACAAGGCAACGTCCTGTTCACGAATGCGATGTGGGATGGCCTCTCGGGCCTGCTCGAATCCCTGGCGGCGTACATCTTTCTGGGCGAGCGTCTCAATCACTGGAGTCAGTACGTCGGCTTGGCCATGATCACCTTGGGTCTTATGGTGTTGAAGAAGGGTGGCGTGGCCTATTAGGGTCGCGATGGCGAGCGCATCGCCGGCGGCGTGCTGCGCCACGAGCGCAAGCTGAACCTTTTGGGTCCAGGTCAACTTGCGTGTGTGCCAAAAGAGACCGAGTGTCTCCATACACATAAACAACACGAAATCTATATGTACATGGAGCGTCTTATCCGCGAAAACATCCTTCCTAGGCTCGACGCCCACGAGGCCGAACTGTACGAGCTGCGCGGTGCGACCTGGCCCGTGTGCCAAGCCCTCAAGGATCGCAAAATGCCGTTCCGGAACATCAAAGAGAAACAAAAGTTTTTTAGGTTCTTGGACCTGCACGAAATGCGTCGTCTGCTCGGACTCAAAGCAGCCTATTGTCGGATCGATGACGTGTCGCTCGAAGAAGAAATCAGGATGATTTCGGTAGACCGTTAAAGATAAAATGTATAGTACACTTATAAATGCTTATCCCAGATTGTTTCGATAAGTGTTCCATTGTACCAAAAGGTATTATTCATGTAGGTGCGCATATGTGCGAAGAACGTCAAATATATGAAAAAGCGGGATGTGATGATACGAAAGTTGTCTGGATTGAAGGTAATCCTCAACTTTGTCGTAGCATTTCCCATAACTTTCCGTCAGTCAAAGTGTATAACGGTCTCATTTCCGACAAGGAAGAAGATGTTGATTTTATCGTTACAAATAATGGTCAGTCGAGTTCGTTCCTTGAGCTCAAAGAACACAAACTTCAGCACCCCGATGTTTATGAAATCGGGCGTATCAAACTTAGGACGACGACTTTGCCAGAACTTCTGAACCGGAACTCGATTGATATTACCAACTATGATTGTCTTATGATGGATATACAGGGTGCCGAATTGCACGCACTCCGTGGTATGAAGGATATACTTTCAGGGTTTAGACTTATATATCTTGAAGTAAACGTAAAAGAAATATATGCCGAGTGTGGGCAGCTCTCAGAAATTATTGACTTTTTACAGCCTCACGGTTTTATTATGAGGGACATTAACATGACTCAGTATGGTTGGGGTGACGCTGTATTTGTTCGTCGCTGAAAACCATCCGCCGCACAAGTTCGTCAAACGTGACGATTGGTTTCCAACCGGAAACCTGGCGAAACTTCGTAGAATCACCGATGAGCATATCGACTTCGGCCAGACGATAAAATTCCGGATCCCGGACGACGAGTATCTCGTTCGTGTCAGAGTCCCGGGCCGTACCTTCAAGGTGATCCCACACAAGGTTGGTTCCTATACATCCAAACGCTTTTTCGATAAATTCGTAGACTGTGTGAGTTTCGTCCGTCGAGATAACATAGTCAGCCGGTGTACCCAACTGGAGCATACGCCACATTCCGTCGACATAATCAGGTGCGTATCCCCAATCACGTCGTGATTCAAGGTTACCAAGACGAATCGGAAATTTCCGAGCCCCGATCGCCTTTGTAATTTTGCGCGTCACAAACTCTTCGCCGCGACGTTCAGATTCGTGGTTGAAAAGGATACCCGTGCACGCATACAACCCATGGGCCTCGCGGTAGTTTTTAGTGATCCAGTACGCGTACACCTTTGAGCACCCGTAGGGACTACGGGGATAAAATGGAGTTGTTTCTGTCTGTGGTGTTTCCTGAACTTTTCCGAACATCTCAGATGTTCCCGCCTGATAAAATCGAATACGCCGATCGCCCGATTGTCGAATCGCTTCAAGAATATTCAACGGACCGAGTGCATCAACACGCGTCGTCCATTCGGGCTGCTCGAATGAAACCTGAACCTGTGATTGTGCCGCAAGATTATAAACCTCAATTCGGTCCCACGATTTGTCAGCCGTGACTGTACGAATGAGCATTGACATACAGTGGGGATCGGTTACGTCACCTCGCACGAGGTTGAATCTGTCGTGCACAGGTGTCGCCTTTGTATGACTCGAAAAACGCATGAGCCCGTACACCGTATACCCCTTTTCGAGAAGTAGTTCGGCCAGGTAAGACCCATCTTGTCCCGCGACTCCTGTAATAATTGCAACCCGGGACATTACACTTTATACTCAGTCAGACTTTAAGCAATACCAGTCATCCACATGGACCGTCTTGACGAGCTGGTACCCCTTCGAGACCAGAAGTTTAAATATGTTGTTTCGCTTTTCAACCTCAAAGTTGTGTTCGATCGAAATACACTTGAACTTGTATTTATCGAATGGGAATACGCGCAGGACCTCGTATTCGGCGCCTTCGATATCAAGGTTCATGTATCCGATTTCGGACGGCACATCGTACTCGACGAGAATACTCTCGAGCGTCCGCGTCTTGAACATGTGTTTCCGGATGGTAGTATACTTGAACAAGTTATCTTTGTGCATACCGAGTTCGGTCGTAATGCCGCTACACCAGGGTTCCTGGACCGAATAAGAAAATTCAACCTCCTTGTCGTCGCACGAGTACACAACAGCTTTCACGACGGTCGTGTTCCGGTCGTCAAAATTTTTAGGGAAGGCGTCTACGCAAATACCCTTCCATCCATTCTGTTCGAGCAAAAGACTATTGCTCAGAAATGTCCCATCTTGACACCCTATGTCGAGGTAAAAACTCGGCTCCGTGACGACCGACAGAACCCATTTATCGGCACCGAGCTGGCTCATCTAAAGTTATAGTACCTCTGTAACTTTAGATGATCATTGATACTTTCATTTTTTATAACGAGCTCGATATTCTCGAGCTCCGTCTCACCGTACTTGATCCGTACGTCGATCGGTTCGTACTCGTCGAGTCGGAACTTAACCACGTCGGTCTTCCGAAGGAACTATTCTTCGAAAGGAACAAGCAGCGATATGCACAGTGGCTCCCTAAGATCACACACATTGTCATCCGGGCGGAAGATATGCCCATGGATACCAATGCCCTCGGGCGCGAAAAGTTCCAACGGGATTATATCGTACACGGCCTTGCAGATGTACCGGACGATGTGACCGTCATGCTCAGCGACGTGGATGAAATACCCGACCTGGCTCGCATTCCTCTCAAAACTCTCCCGGTCGTCATCCACATGTGGATGTTTGAATATTCATTCAAGTACCTTCACATAGGTGAACCTTGGTTCGGGACTGTGATTACGACCGCCGCCGATATGAAAACCCGCCGGCCGACATTTTTTCGAGACAATCGCTGGTCGTTTAACCGGTTTACGTATGCCGGATGGCATCTCACGAGTTTTGGCGACGCGAAACACGTTCTGAATAAGATTAACACGTATTCGCATCATGCCGATGTTGGTATTTTCGCCGAACGGACCATGGACACATTCGAGCGCATCATACGTGATGGAATTCACCACGACGGTAAAACAAAGTTGATTCCGTGGACACCGGATGTCCCGTTACCGGCATCGGCTGAGATTCTTTCTACAATCTTTTATTCTCAGCGGTCCTAAACCATTCTACGGTTCGACGTATACCTTCCTCGAGTGGCGTATATACGAAATCGATTGCAGTATGATCGGCAGTTTTTTTGAGCTGACCGTTCGTGCGTGTCGTATCGTATGTCACCGCGCCTTTGAAGTCGAATGCTTTTGTGACGAGATCGACCACGTACGACAACGGCACTTCGGCGTCCGGTGGACATAGAATCATCGGGCGATCCAGTGTCGTGTAATTTTTATAGGCCCAAAGTGTCAGACGGGCAATGTCACCACTGTATATAAATTGGCGCTGAGGTGTTCCGTCGCCCGCGATGACAAACGGTGTTTCGTCCCGTTGGGCCAAGTAGCACTTGTGGATGAGAGCCGGGATGACATGAGCATCTGCAAGATTAAAATTGTCGTGCGGGCCATAAATGTTTGACGGGACGACACAAAAGTATTCCCGTCCGTATTGTTGTCGGTATGCCCGACAATGAATATCAGCCATCCTCTTTGCGTAGGCGTAAGCCTGATTACTCGGATGAGGAGGTCCGGTGTGAAGCATATCTACCGTCATAGGATACGCGGGGGGCTTATCAGGGAATATACACGTCGACAGGTAACACATGACCCGCCGAATGTTGTATTCGTGGGCAACCTTGAGAATGTTGGTATTCATGAGCATATTGTCTTCGTACATCTCGACTGGATGAGCCATATTTTTGAATACTCCACCGACATTCGCCGCAAGGTGAATCACTCCATCGAATGGCATATGTTTTTTGAACAATGAACGAACTTCGTGAATGTCCCGAAGATCCGCGTCGTTCGAAGATACGGGAATCCACTCGGCGCCATCAAGTTCGACGAGTGCACGACCGACCAGACCAGAAGCACCGGTTACCAAAACCTTCATTGATTAAATGTGCACTCATTTGTTTATATGACCTGTGAAGTTATGTCAATATAAACTTGGTCTCGGCTTCCCATCCACCGACTCGTGAATCCTGATAAAACAATGGTTTGCGCGGCGTGTATACATTAAATAGGGGCATCGATCGACACGGTGGTATATCGTAATCTGGCATGGGTCGAAGTGACATTTGCTCGTAACCTCTTAAACAATTTTCTGCCCATCGTCTTGTTCTGAACAAAACAGCGTGAAGTGATAGCATGTTGTAAAGCCGAACAGTGTCATCATACCCGGGTACGCTCTTGTATTCTATGTGCAGAATACCCTGGTCGACGTGTGGCGGAAGACCGTATCGACTCACGCCAAGATATACGGCATCGGCATCTTCGGGGAATTCTATTGTGTGCCCGAACCATTCTGTTGCACTACAATCATCTTCCATCAAAATAAATGGTTTGAAATCTTCTCCTTCAAGACGACGTTTAACAACATCTATCATCCCGAATACACCACTGTGTTTCCCGCGATCGCATATACCTACATGACATGTACCCACGAGTCCCGCATTCTCGAGCATTCGGTCCATGTGTACTCGGCGTTCAGGTCTATGAGGGCCGTGCAGGTATACGATATCGACATTCCTGATATCAAGGAGCATCTGATTCACATACGCCTTAGTTGTTTAGATGGATAAAGGATTCATGTTCGGTCTATGTAATATGGCGGTCGTATTTCTTCCGTACGGTGGAGGGTTAGGTAACCTGATATTTTATCATCATGCGGCATTTGCTCTTTCAAAGAAACTCGGTGCACCGATGTATATCAACTCGGACTATCAAGACGAGAAGCGCAAAAATATAGCCCTGTATGACAAAATTTTCAATCATGTAAATTTTGTAAATCGGGAATCAGACATCTTGCAAAACAAAGGTGTCATGTACATGGAACCTAATTATTATTACGACCCGATTGATGTTCCCGCGGACACTGTCGTTTTCATGCAGGGATATTTCCAGTCGTATAAATATTTTTGGGACTGCATGGGTGATATTATTAATCAGTTTCGGACAAACCTAGGAGATGATTTTATGAAAAAAGAATATGACGAACTTCGGTCCGGTGAGAAAACTGTATGTGTTCATGTTCGCCGGACAGACTACTTATCCCTTTCGGACATTCACCCGCCTCTACCAGAAGAGTATTACGAAAATGCACTCACGCATGTATCCGGACGGGTGCTCGTGTTTTCGGACGACATAGGGAGTATCAAACACTGGGACGTGTGGAAGACGCGCGACACCATATTTGTCGACGAACCGGATCCGGTCCGTACTTTGTGGCTCATGAGCCTATGTGACGCATTTGTTATTGCAAATTCGTCACTGTCGCTCAATGCATACCTGATGGCAAAGTATTTGCGCGATACGCCATGTGTCGCGCCTGTCAAATGGTTCGGACCAAAAGGAGTTCAGTTTCGAATCGATGACATTGTTCCCCCAGGTACAATTACGCTCTGAAATCGTTCAGATGTGCAATACCTTCGGCGACACTGTCATCTATAATTATACAACCCTTGGCTTTTTCAAAATTCTCAAGAGCGTACGGTTTCATGGATTCGTACAACTCAAATGTTAAAGTTGGTAAAATCTTTTCAAGGTCATCGAGTGTTTCAAAATGAATAATACCCTTCGTGTTGAAGAATTCGCCAATATTCGGACACCCCCATAAAATAGGTATAGCCCCGGTGACAAATGCATGTGTTAGATATTCTGTAAAATAATTATCTATGCTACAGTTCATCGTGACGATGACAAATGCATAATCTTTGTATGCATCGAGACTTTCTGGATACGGAAGGTATTGGCCACCGTACGTATCCATATGGGCACCAAATTTTTCAGTGATATCGTGTCGGAGACGATGACCAATTGCATCTTTTTTTTCCGAGAGCACGAGTGATAGTAGTTTTGGTTTTTCGTACA